TGAACGAGATCCAGGCGAAGATGTCCATGGGCCTTGAGTCCATGCGCGGAGCCCTCCACGACTTGGGCGAGGAGTTCCCGGACGAGAAGGTCCGCGAGATCTTCGAGGAGCAGATCGAGGACGCCAAGCAGCAGGGCGCACTGCGAATGCTAAAGGCGCAGATCGATTCGACTATTCTGCAACTGACGGGAATGCCGCCTGAAGGGGCGGAGGCGCCTGCACCGCAAACTGATGCGGATGGCAACCCCGTCAATCAGCCTGCGGGTCCGAATCCGGTGACGCTTCCCGGTGGTGTCGACCTCGGCACCGTCTCCGCGTCCGAGATTCAGAAAATGACTAACGAAATCGTGACACAGGCGTATGGCCCACGGGCCGGACTACGCCGAGACCCGGACACCCAGACCGACTAGGAGTCGAAAGCGCATGTCGCTTCATACCCAGGGCATATCGCTGCCCGCTCAGACCGTACTTGGCCACCGCAAGGATGGCCGTCCGATCTTCCCCATCGCAGGTGGTGCTCCGCAGCCCGGTGAAGGTGGCGATCCCGTCATCGTTGTGCCGGCCGCTGTCGTCGAGCCGCCCGCCACGCAGGCCCCTGCCGAACCCCGGTTCTCCGCCGAGGACATCGCGCGCGCTCGGCAGGAAGAGAAGGACAAGTTGTACGGCAAGATCTCGAAGATCGAGGAGCAGAACCACCGCTTCCTCGCCGAGATCGAAGAGCAGCGCAAGGCCCGCGAGGCCGCGCAGGCCGTCGAGGAGCAGCGCCTCAAGGACGTGGAGGCTCAGGCCCGTTCGCTGGCCGAGCAGGACATGTCCGCGAAGGACCTTCTCGCGCAGAAGGAGCAGGAGTGGACCTCCCGCTTCGAGCAGTTCGAGCGCGAGCGGGAGCAGGAGCGCACCCTGTTCGCCAAGGAGCAGGAGTTCAACAACCTCCAGACGTACATCCAGAAGCGCGTCGGCGAGGAGAACGAGAATATCGCTCCCGAACTTCTCGACTACGTTTCCGGTAATACGCCGGACGAGGTCGAGCACTCCATCGCTACAGCCAAGGCGAAGACAGCCGCTATTCTGGAATCGGTCCAGCAGGCCGCTATTCAGCAGCGTGCCTCCATGCGTGGTGTGAGCCCCACCGGCTATTCCACCACCGGACCTATGGACTCTGATCCGGGACACAAGTCGTACTCCCTTACTGACCTCCGCGACATGCCGATGTCGGAGTACGCCAAGATTCGGGGCCAGTTGGGCGTCGGTCAGGCAGCCCAGAACCAGCGTGGTCTGTACTCGTAATTCGGTCGAGTACCCGTAACTAAGGAAATCCAAGTATGCCAAGCGCGATCACTGGTACCCCGAACCTGTCGGCTTCTCCGACGAACTACTCGGGCGCCAACAGCACCCTCGGTGCGGCCATCCAGACCATTTGGAGCAAGGAAATCTTGTTCCAGTCCATGCCGATTCTTCGCTTCGAACAGTTCGCTGTGAAGAAGACGGAGTTGGGCGTTCAGCCTGGTCTGACGATCAACTTCATGCGTTACAACAACCTGGGTGCCGCCTCGCAGTTGGTCGAAGGCGTCCGGATGCAGACCAACGCTCTGTCGGCCTCGCAGTTCTCCATCACCGTGGCCGAGCACGGCTACGCCGTCGCCGTCTCCGAGTTGCTCCTGAACGCGTCCTTCGACGACGTCATGGCGAGCGCATCGCGCCTGCTCGGACGCAACATGGCTCTCTACTTGGATCAGTCCGCGAGGGACACCCTGCTCCAGGCCTCCTCGAAGATCTGGGGTTACAACAAGTACGCCACCGTCGGCGCGCAGACCGGCATGGGTGTCTACTCTTCGGGCACTGCGGGCACGTCCACGGATTCCCTGGACGGCACGTTCCACTTCACTTCCGCGCTCGTCAAGGACGCGGTCGAGACGTTGGCGACGAAGAATGTCCCGCGATTGGGCGAGACCTATGTCTGCTTCGTTCACCCGCACCAGAGCCGCAAGTTGCGCGATGATCCCGAATTCATTGAGGTCACCAAGTACGCGGCCCCCGGCAATTTCATGCTCGGCGAAATCGGCCGCCTCAACGACGTGGTTTTCATCGAGACCACGCAGGTCAAGCAGGTCACCAACGCCACCAGCAAGACGGTGTACCAGTCGATCTTCCTGGGCGACAATGCGTTCGGCCACGCGATCTCCCTCCCGGTGGAATTGCGGGACGGCGGCATCCTCGACTTCGGACGAGAGCACGCGCTCGCGTGGTACGCGATCTGGGGCCTCGGCCTGATCACGGACCAGGCCGTTTTGATCGCGGAGACCAACTAATCTCTCAGCCTGTCTGATGGCTTAGTTGGTATTCGCGGTCACGCGATCCTGAAGGTTAGGGGAGCGGTTTCTGGATTACCAGGACCGCTCCCCTTCCTCGTTAAAGTAGTACCGCCTCACATACATGAGTCCCGAACCCGGAGAAACAAATGCCTGCACGTAACGTCGCCCGTCCCGGTGATCTGACCGGCCGCAACAAGGCCGCCCTCGCCAAGGAGCACGCCGAGGAACTGAAGCAGCGGGAGAACGAGATCTCGCTCATCAACGCAGCCGCTGCGGCCGACCGTGACGAGACCGTCCACGACGTGGTCCCCCGGGACACCGCTCCCGCGCCGGCCCCGGCCCCGGTCGAGGTCGCTGACGCCGTCGAGGTCGAGACCCCGATGCGCGAGTTCAGGGTCAACACCTCGCTGGAGAACATGACCTACGGCCACGGCAACCACTTCGACTTCGAGGAGGGCGTGCGCTACCGGGCCCCGAAGGCCCTGTACGACCACCTCGACTCTCTCGGCTACATCTGGCACTGACGGTCCAAGGAGACCTAACTCATGAAGACCACTTCACTCGTGAAGACCACGCCCGCACCGGGTGAGTCGTACGTGCTGGAGAACGCCGAGGGCCACGGAGCCGGACTGGGTCACCTTCCCACCGGCTCCGTGGTGTCCGTCGTCGAGGTCCACCCGGTCGGCACCGCTGGCATCGGCCACGCAGGCGAAGACTCGGTGCTCCTGGCCCACGAGCACGACACCCACGTCATCACCGACGAGGGTGCGCACGCTCCCGGCAAGGCCGTACGGCACCTCTCGCTCCACCTTTCCGACTTCCTGCGCATGTTCAAGAAGGTTGATGCCTGATGGCCGGTACGAACCCTGTCTGGGCAGCGAATGCCCTGGACTTCCTCACCGGCCGGGCCGTCGCCTACACCGCGCCGCGTTCCTCCTACCTGGCGCTGCTGACTGCTGACCCGACGCCGGAGGACGGCAGCGCGGCCAGCATGACCACGATGTCGGAGATCACGACCGCCGGTTACGCGCGCCAGCAGGTGACCTGGACGGCTCCGGCCGGCGTCACGAAGGTCACAGCCAACAACGCCCTGCTGTTCTACGGGCCGTTCACCGTCGACATGACGGACGCCGCGTCCTTCGCCGCGTTGGTCACCACGGTCTCCGGCACGGCCGGCCAGATCATCTACACGTGGCCCATCGACGGCCCGTTGCAGGCCGCCACGAACGAGTCGCTTCAGATAGCGGCCGGCGCCCTCACCCTGAACGCCTGATTGGAAGTCGCGGCATGGCTACTCTCGAAGACCTGCGGACGCGGGTACGCAGCGAGCTGGGCGACCGGCTCCAGCCGTTCCGCGACACCATCCGGGGCACAGGGGACGTCGTTCAGTACGAACTGAGCGCGAACAACGTGACCGGCGTGGAAGTGCTTCATATCTCGGGGGGCTCGCAGACCACGCTGAGCACCCCCACCGACTTCGTCCTGGACGAACTGAACGGGATCCTCGACCTGACCCAGCCGCTGGCGCTCGATGCGCTGCTGCTGGTGTCCGGCGCGTCCTACGGCCTGTTCTCCGACGATGAGTTGGACATCTACATCAACGACGCCGTCGCCCAGCACAACCGGGGCCGGACCATCTCCACCCGGTACAAGGACAGCAACGGCTTCATCAGGTACGACGAGGCACCGGTCGGCGTCGACAACCTGCCGCCGGAGGAGGACGCGCTGGTCGTCCTGCTGGCCACGACCGAAGCCATGTGGGCACTGTCCACGGACGCGGCGACCGACATCAACGTGCAGACCTCCGACGGCACGTCCGTCGACCGGGGCCAGCGCTTCGCTCAGATCCAGACTCAGATCGGCATGCTCACCGAGCGGTACAAGACGCTGTGCGAGAAGTTGGGCGTCGGCCTGTACTCGATCGAGGTCACCAACCTCCGCCGTGTCTCGCGTACGACCGGCCGGCTCGTGCCCATCTTCCGCGAGCGCGAGTACGACGACCACTCCCTGCCGCAGCGGGTGCTCCCGCCCATCGGCCCCGGCCACCAGAACGACGACGAGTCCGGGGTGCCCTCGCCCATCTACGGCGGATGGGGCTTCTGATGGGCCGGCTCGACTGGAAGACCCAGGGCCGGTTCAACGCCAACTACGAGACCACGGACATTATGGCGACCCTGCGCGGGCGTCAGACGGAGGTCGGCGAGCGGGTGGAGTACTACCGCTTCTCCCACGCCGACCCGGCCGGCGACGATCTGTACGACGAGGGCACGGGCCAGGGGAGGATCTTCGTCGGTCCCTACCGGATCCCGGCCCTGCACGTCGTACACAACCAGGGCCCCGCGCAGGACACGACCCAGGGTCTCTACTCGGTCGACAACCTCTCCGTCACCGCGTCGTTCGATGCGCTGCGGAAGATGGGTTTCTCCGACCAGGACATCGACCATCAGCGCTACCTGACCGACCGGATCGTCTACGACGACTCGGTATTTCGGGTGTCCTCCATTTCTGTCCTCGGGCAGATCCAGAACAGGGACATCATCGTCGGCATGGAATGCGTACAGATGAAACCGGACGAGCTGGTCAACGACGCGCAGTTCGCGCGCTGGTCCCAGAAGTCCTGACTACAAACTTCATCGGCTTTCTTGGGATCCTGAATGGCGGAAGACTTCCGCATTTCTGAGATCCCGCGAGGCCCGCTGCATGCCATGGCTCATCAATGAGGACCGCGCCGTAAAGGCGAAACTCCAGGGCCTCTCCGTCACTGACGCGAACGCACCGGCTGGACGTCCTGTCCCGGTGCGTTACCGCGTGCCGGAAAGCGAGCTGGCGCAGCAGACCTTCCCGCTGATCGTCATCGAGCACGCGGGCATGGAGAAGGCCGACGAGCGCGAACACCGTGGCTACGTGCGGCTTCCCTACGCTCCCGAAGGCACCGAGCCGTGGTGGAACCCGGACTCCCCGTCCTACGACGTCACCAAGTCGCCGTACGTGGTCGAGTACCCGATCCCTTACGACCTGCGCTACCGGGTCATCGTCTTCACTCGCCTCGCGGAGCACGACATCGTGCTGGCTTCGCTGATCGCGCAGCGCGACCGGCTGCCGGCCCGGTTCGGCTTTCTGGAAATTCCCGAAGACGGAACTGTGCGGCGCCTGGACCTTCTCGGTGGTCCCGAGATGGTCGACACCCGCGACTCGGATGGAAAGCGGCTGTTCCGCCGCGAATACCTGATCTCTGTCTCCAGCGAAATGCTCCCGGCGACGGTCGCACGCTACGTGCAGGCTCAGACCGTGGCGCTGGACTTCGAGTACTACATGGAAGACGTAACTGCACCACAGACACCGGAAAACTAATTCGTAGCCCCAGGAAATCACCCAATCAGGAGATACCCAGATGACTGTCTACAAGCGGCCCGGTGTCTACATCGGGGAGACGCTCACCCCGCTCGCGCAGACGGCGACGACTCCCGGCGAGTCCGTCGCGGCGTTCGTCGGCACCTGCAAGCAGGGCGGCCCGCTCGCTCCCACGCTGGTCTCGTCGTACTCGCAGTACGTCGCCACCTACGGCGACTTCGGCGACACCTCGGACCTGCTCCCGTTCGCCGTCTACGAGTTCTTCAACAACGGCGGCAACTCGGCCTACATCGTGCGCGCTGCGGCGTCGGACGCGGTGGCGGCTTCCGTCACCCTGAAGGACACCGAGGCGACCGCGAAGGACACCCTCAAGATCAAGGCCATCTCCCCGGGCGGGTGGGGGAACACGGTCTTCGTCGACATCGTCGCAGGCACCTCCGGCGCCGGCCGCTTCGACCTGTTCGTGTACGTCGGCGGCTCCACGGCGGCCTTCCTCAAGGAGCGCTTCCCGGACGTCTCCCTGGACCCGGCTGACTCCCGCAACGCGACGGCGATCATCAACTCCCCGGTGACCGGTTCGTCGTTCGTCCAGGTCGAGAGCCTCCTGCTCACCGCGTGGGCTGCCAATCATGCTCCGGCCGTGCAGACGGGTGTGCCGCTGATCGGTGGCGCGGACGGTGTCGGCCAGATCGACCTGAGCGCTGCGGCCCAGCGGCTGGAGATCGTCGAGGACAACCTCGTTCTCAACGTCCCAGGCATCACGGACGCCACGGTGATCAACCCGATCATCCAGTGGGCGGAGGACCGAGGAACGGTCTTCGTCGTGGTGGACGGCCAGAAGGCGACCAACGCCGACACCGCGCACTCCTACGCGCTGAGCCTCCAGGGCATGTCCACGGGCGGCTCCGCGATACGCGCGTCCTCGCACGCGGCGATCTACGGCCCCTGGCTGATCGTCAGCGACCCGGCGACCTCGGCCTCCGGCTCGGCCCGCCTGCTGCCTCCGGGTGGCGCGGTGCTCGGTCAGTACAGCCGCATGGACGCCTCGCGTGGTGTGCAGAAGCCACCGGCCGGTATCGACACCATCCTGCGCGGTGTCCTGGACGTGCAGTTCCGGTTCGCCAACGCGGACCAGGACGCCCTGAACGTCGCGGGCATCAACGTCATCAAGTCCCTGCCCGGCTCCGGCTTCGTCATCTACGGCGCCCGCACCCTGAGCGTCGGCATGCCGGACCGGTACGTGTCGGTCCGACGGTCCCTGATGCTGATCAAGAAGGGCCTCCTGGATGGCACCCGGTTCGCGGTGTTCGAGCCCAACGACCAGATCCTGTGGGACCAGGTCAACGCCGTTATCTCCCAGTACCTGCTCACCCTGATGCAGACGGGTGTGCTGGCCGGGTCCACCCCGGACCAGGCGTTCTTCGTGGTCTGTGACTCGACGAACAACACCCCCGCGTCCGTGGCGAATGGCGTCGTGAACATCTCCGTGGGTGTCGCCCTCCAGACGCCGGCGGAGTTCATCGTCATCGAGATCGGCCAGTTCTCCGGCGGTTCCTCCGCCACCGACTCCACGACCACTTCCTGAGAGGTAACCCACTGATGGCTACGACTTCGCCCACCGTCGGGCACATTGCCACGGACCCACTCCGGAACTTCAAGTTCCAGGTCCAGATCCAGCACCCCGGCATCAAGGGCTTCGCCCGCATGGGCTTCATGTCCGTTTCGGGCCTGAACGTCACGACCGAGGTGATTCCGTACCGCGAGGGCGGTATGAACACAACTACCCAGAAAATGCCAGGGCAGAGCGACTTCGCCCCCATCACCCTGTCCAAGGGCCTCGCCGTCGGCGACAGCCAGATGATGGACTGGATGCGGCAGTTGTTCACCGTTATCCAGGGCACCGGAAACGGAAAGGCCGGCTCGGAATTCCGGCACATGGTCGACATCAAGGTGCTCGACCACCCGGTCACCTCCGGCAACACTCCCGCCAAGGCGGCATTCCGCGTCTACAACGCCTGGCCCACGGCGGTCGCCTTCTCGGACCTGGACGCCGGCGCCAACGCCATCATCGTCCAGCAGATGACCCTCGCCCACGAGGGCTTCGAGTTCAAGTTGGCTAACAGTGTCGGTGCCTCTTCCGTTAGTTTCTAATAGCGGATTCGACCGACTCGACTAGGAGTAAATACCTGTGGCTAACGACCTTCATACCGAGGGGTTCTCCAGCCCTCTCTCCAATCCTGGCGCAGCGAATGCCGCCATTTCGCGGCTGCTCTCCGAGGGTGCCGAGGTCGCTAAGCCCGAGATCGCCCTCCCGGCAGGTGGCCAGTTCCGCCTGCCGGGAGGCTACGTTTCGGGTGGCGACCTCGACAACGCACGCTACGACGCGGAGGTCCGGGAACTGACCGGCGCCGATGAGGAGGCCATCGCCAAGGCCCGCAACGGCGGCATCGGCAAGTTCATCTCCACCCTGCTCGCCAGCGGCACGGTCTCCGTCGGCGACGAGAAGTCCGGCCCCGGCCTGCTCAACAACCTGCTCCTCGGCGACCGCGACATGCTGCTCCTGGAGATCCGGCGCGCGACGTACGGCGACGAGATCGTCTGGGACATGTACTCCTGCCCGCACTGCGGCGAGGAGTTCCGGCTGTCCGTCACCCTCGACGAGATCCCGATCCGGCGCCTGGACGACCCCGCCCAGCGTGTCTTCGAGGTCGAACTGCGCAAGGGCCGCAAGGCGTTCGTCCGTCTCCCCATCGGCGCCGACCAGGAGGCGATCCTCGCCATCGTCGACCGCACCACGGATTCCGAGCAGAACACCCTCCTGCTTTCCCGTGTTCTCATTTCCGTGGTCGAGGCGGACGGCAGCGAAATCGCCGTCACGGGAAACCCGGACTTTGCCCGCTCGATGGGCATCCTCGACCGTCAGCGCATCCTCGACACCATTGAGGAAAAGCAGCCCGGCCCTCAGTACAATAAGGTCAAGTTCACGCACGATTCGTGCGGAAAGGAGGTCCCCCTCTTCATCGGAGCCGGGGACCTGTTTCAGGGCCTGTAACTACCACGACACGTACTTCGAATACGAGCAACTAGTCGAACTAAGTCCGGCGTGGAGCCTCAGCGAGATTCGCCGGTTGACCGTGCGCGAGCGTCTTCACTGGGTGAAGTGGTTCAGGGCGCAGCGACATAGGCGAATTGCTGAGGCGGAGAATGGCTAGTAGCAGTAGTGCAGCGGGGCAGGGACCGCTCCTGGGTTGGAACAACGCCCAGGACGCGATCTCTGCCCTTACGCGCACCATCAACGACCTGAACAAGGGTCTCAAGGGCGTCAACACCGGAGTCGGGAACATGTCCCGCTCCCGTGGCCTGGGCCTGGCCGTCGGCGACGTGTGGAACGGCACCAGCAACTACGCCCACGGTCGGTCCAACGGCGGCCAGGGGCGCACCGGAACACCTGCTGGCAACGGCAACGGTGGCGGTGCCACCTTCTCCGGCACCGGCTCGCAGGGCGGCGGTGCGACCAACAACGGCGGCCAGGGCAGCACCAACGGCGGTGGCGGTGGCACGAACACCCCACGGCTCGGCGGTGGCTCCGGCAACAACGGCGGCCGTCCCTCGCAGTACACCCTCAAGAAGGGCCTGACCGGGGTCGTTTCGTGGGGCCAGAAGATCCTGCCCGACCAGGTCACGATGCAGTCCACCGCCTACCAGGCGGCACAGGGCTCCTCCTCGTCCTGGCACACGCTGCGGGACCAGGCCTTCAAGAACAACTTCACCGCGCAGTCCACCCAGGACGCCGGGCAGGCCTACAGCACCCTGGGCCGGACCGGCCTGTCGTCGGGCTCGTCCTCCTTCAACCAGCAGTGGAACTACGTCAAGGGCACCTCGGGCTACATGAACCCGGGGATGTCCGAGCAGGCGCGTGCTCAGGGCACGGCCGCAGCGTGGACCGCCGGCTCGTACTACTCCAACCAGGCCATCGGCATTCAGACGATCAAGAGCGGGCAGAAGCAGACCCCGCGACAGATCGCCCAGCAGGTCCTCCAGCGGTGGCCGTCGCTGAAGAGCATCAAGACGCCTGAGCAGATATCCGGGACGCTCGACAACCCGAACTCCGGTGTCATGGTCTCCCTCGCCCGGAGCATGGACCCCAAGACCCTCGAACTGGTCAAGGGCGAACTCAAGGGCATGATGCTCGCGCAGACCCACGGGGCGTCTGCCCAGGCCTACGTCAGCACCGCCAACCAGCGTGACAACGGCAAGACCCAGGGGGCGAAGAACTCCGCCCAGGGCCAGTTGGGCAAGTGGGGGATAGGTGGCTCGACCGCCAACACCCTGATGACCCGCGCGGGAACCCTGCGCAACCAGGACGTCAACGAGAACGACGGCTTCACCAGCGGACTCCAGACCGCGACGAAGTACCTGGACATGTTCTCCACCGGGCTTCAGAGCGTCCTCAAGACGCTGCATGTGTCCGACGCCATGGGTTGGGGTGGTGGCGCGGGATCCGTGCTGGGCTCCAGCATCGGCACCGGCATCGGCGCGTACGGCACGATGCGCGGTCTGGCTTCGGTCGGCCGCCTCGCCGGCATGGGCGGCAGCAGCGGAGGCGGCCTCCTGGGCGCCGCCCGAGGCGCACTGGGAGGTGCTGGTGCGGCCGGTGCACTTGACCTGTCCGCCGCTGCCTTGGGCACTGCCGGCGTCTTCGGCGTTGCCGCGTTGGGCACTCACCACTTCGGCGGTCAGTTGGTCGACAAGGTCAGCAAGAAGGGCTCGACTGGCAACAAGTGGGGCCACGTGGCCGTGGACGCTGGCACGGGTGCGCTGACCGGTGCCGCGATCGGCTCCGTCGTCCCGGTCATCGGTACCGGTATCGGTGCTGCCGTCGGTGGTGTGATCGGTGCGGGCATCGGTGCCTTCGGCGCCTTCGGTGGTGCGGGCGGTGCTTCGGGTGGTCCGGCTGCGGCCAGCGGCACGGGCAATTCCAGCGTGAAGGCGACGGGTACGCAGGGCGCGGGCAAGACGGCTGCTGCCGTCATCAAGATCGCGATGAAGTACCTGGGCACCCCGTACAAGTGGGGTGGCGCCAGCCCGAAGACGGGCTTCGACTGCTCGGGCTTGCTGATGTACTCCTTCCGGCAGATCGGCGTCTCCCTTCCCCGTACGGCCGCGCAGCAGCAGAAGGCCGGGAAGAAGGTCAAACTCAGCGACGTCCGCGCGGGCGACCTGCTCTTCAACGGCAACCCTGCGCACCACGTCGTGATGTGCATCGGTAACGGGAGGATCATCGAGGCGCCCCACACGGGTGCCAACGTCCGCGTGCGGTCCTTCAAGCCGGGCGAGTTCACCAACGCCGTGCGGGTGTTGGGTGCGGTCGGCAACCTCGGCGACATCACCGGCGGGGACGGCGAGAACCAGGCCGGCTCCGGCGACAATCGCCTGTCCACCATGGGCTTCGGCGGAGACGTCGGCGCCTACGGGTCCACCGAGGAAGTCGACGCCATCGCGGCCGGCGTCTCCTCGATCGGCGCGGCCAACGTCGGTTCCGGCGTGGGCTCCGGCCAGGGTTCGAAGGACTCCTCGGACAACGGCGCACCTTCCGGCGCGATGCCCAAGGGAAGCGTCGCGACGTGGATTAAGACCGCCCTGGGAATCATCAAGAAGGACTCGAAGTCCAATGAGCGGATCGTCAACACGATGATCCAGCACGAGTCCGCCGGCAACCCCAAGGCGATCAACAACTGGGACTCGAATGCCAAGGCCGGTCATCCGTCCAAGGGCATTATGCAGACCATCGACTCCACGTTCAATCACTACTCGATCAAGGGTCACAAGGACATCTGGAACCCGGTCGACAACATAATCGCCGGTGTGCGCTACGCGGATTCGAGATACGGGTCGCTCGCGAACGTCCCAGGCATCAAGAGCATGAACAACGGTGGCGGCTACAAGGGGTACGCGGTCGGCTCCACCAACGTGGACGTCGACCAGACGGCCCGCATCCACAAGGGCGAGATGATCATCCCCGCCTTCCAGGCCGAGGCCATCCGTAGCGTCCTGGCCGGGAACAACGCCATGTCCAGCGTCAGCGGGCTTCATACCAAGGGTGGTGCGGCCACCCTGCACTTCAACGCCGGCGCCATCACCGTCAAGGTGCAGGGCTCCATGGACTCCCAGTCCGCCCGTGATGCTGCGCAGCAGATCATGACGGCCATCGCCGAGGACAACCGAATCAACCTCATCGCGGCAGGTAACTAATGAACCGACTTCATACTTGGGCGGCCGAGTAATGGCTGCCAGCAAGATCGTCGACAACGGACCCTTCGACCCTCGGATCACCTCGATTCCGTTCACGCAGAATCTTGGCGGAACCGACTGGGTGACGGGCTCGGGCGGAAAGAAGTTGACCCGTGGATTCATCATCCAGGAGAAGCCGGTAAACGGCGCCCGCCAGCGGTGCAACTTCCTCTACAACCCGAGCACCATCAACATCTCCCACGGCATCGACGCCAACGTCCTGTCCGACCCGAACGCGGTCGACAAGAACGACGTCACCGCCGGACAGACGCTGCTGCCTCTCCAGCAGTCGCTGACCTTCAGCCTGCTCTTCGACCGGACCTACGAACTGTGGGACCCGTCGAAACTGTATGGCGAGGCGGCAACGATGGTGCCGTTCTTCGGCGTGGCCTACGACATCCTCTCCCTCTACAAGATCACCGGTATCGCCACTCCGATGCCGGTGACCGACGACAACAGCGCCGACGCGGACGCCTTCAAGGAAGCGTTCAACAAGGGCAAGTACACCAACGGTCCAGCCGGCCCCATGACCTACGTACCGGTGTACGTCGTGATCGGCACGTCGCTGGCCTACTACGGCGTCATCCAGTCGCTGGACCTCCAGTACACCCACTGGACCCAGGAGATGATCCCCTCCCGCTGCCAGGTCACGATCACCGTGACGCTGCTGCCGACCCCGACGGGCGGCAACCGGTACGAGGCCAAGCCCGGATTCATCGGCCCCCGCGCCTCGAACTGGGGCGACCCACTGTCTGCCTCCCAGCAGGCCGCCAAGAGCGGAAAGGGCGGCCGGTGATCACCAACAACTCACGGTACGCGGACTCCAACCTGACCCTCGTCGCGTCCAGCCGGGGCACGAACCTGACCGTCGTACCGGGCCAGCAGCGCGAGTGGAGTTTCAACTTCACCTACCACCAGTTGACCTCGGCCGACCGCATCGACCTGCTCGCCCGGCAGCACTACGGCGACGCACGCATGTGGTGGCACATCGCCGACGCCAACCCCGAGGTCATGGACTGGACGGTCATCACCCCGGGCCTGATCGTCAGGATCCCCAGTGTCTGAGCAGCCCCCTGTCACCCGGCTGGCCATCGGAGCCAGCCGGGTCACCGACTACATCTCCCGCGTGGAGGTCCGCGAAGGCTACGGCGTGCACGCCATGGCCATCATCGACGTGACCATGCCCGTGGGCAGGACCGCGTACGCCGAACTGGCTCCCGTGGTACTCGACTACGGCCGCTCCCCGAACGACATGACGCGCTGGTACGGGTACGTGCACCACTCCAGCGTGATGGCGTCCTCCGCCAACCAGACGGTGGTGACCCGGTACATCTGCATCGGGACGTCGCTGCCCATGAACACGCAGCGCACGCGCTCGTGGAAGAACGTCAGCCCCACGTCGATCGTGCGGCAGGTGGGCAGGGAGAACGGGCTGCGTACCGTGATCTCTCCATCAGCGCGACGCCTCACGTACTGGGCACAGTCGGGCCAGTCCGATTTCAAACTGGTCAGCGACCTCGCCGCCGAGACAGGTTTCCGTTTCTGGGTGGAAGGGGCGACGCTCTACTTCCTGGACCCGCGCACACTGCTTCTCGGGCAGAAGGCGCAGGACATTCCTGTATTCACGAAGAGCCAGCGGCCGGGCCAGTTCGACACCCTCCAGGACCTGACGATTCTCACGGGCACGATGGTCCCCCGCGCGAATGGGACCACAGGTACGTCGGCCATTTCCGGACTGGACGCGAAGACCGGCCGGGTCATTCAGGCGACTTCGACGGCGAATACCGGGGCGTCCTCGTTCCTCAACACGATCACAACGTCCCGGGCGGTCGACAACTACGCCGACGCGCAGGCCCTGATGGAGGCACGCACGCTCGCCTCGCAGGGCTGGATCACCATGCAGGCCACCATCTACGGCACCTCGAAGGTGTCTCCGGGAACGCTGATCGGTATTTCCGGTGGCTCGGTTTCCTCGGACCGGCAAGGGCGCTGGATGGTCACGGGGACCAAGCACGTCATAAACCGGAGCAGGGATAACTCCGGGCTGCTCTTCACGACAACTGTCGATGCAGAAAGGGACCAGCCCTACGCAGTAACATTCCGAAGTGACGCGAATAAGCGTTTCAAATTCGACACGATCCCCGCTGTCTTGAGGAACAAGCAGTTCTGGGAGTCGAGCCTTCTGGAGGACATCAATGTCGGCTGAGCCGTGCCTCGGAATGTACCGGGGTAGCGTCGCCAATAACCAGGACCCGCTGAATGAGGCGCGGGTGACGATGCTGATACCGCAGGTCTTGGGCAGCGCCGAGAGCGCCTGGGCGGTTCCGTCATCCCCGACCAACACGGTGCCGGCGACCGGCCAGACGCTGTGGGTGCAGTTCTCCGGCGGAGACATCACCAAGCCGGTCTACTCGCCGCTCGGCATCAAGGCCGTCCAGGACGCAGTCGGTGACCTGCCCACCGGCCTCGACGCGCTGCCGCCCAAGGAGCCGACCGCGCTCAACCTCACCACGGTGCAGTACGTCACCGACGAGGGGGCGACGCAGGCCCGCGTGACGGCAGGCTGGACCGCGCCGACGGAGAACCAGGACGGGACCAACCTCACCGACCTGTCCCACTACCTCCTCCAGTTCTCCTATGACGGCAACAACTGGTCCGGAGGACTCAGCACAAAGGACACGCTCGTTGTCCTAGACGGACTTCATACCGGCGCGGACGTCACGGTCCGCGTACAGGCAGTCGACAACTCCAGCAACGTCTCTCTGTGGGCCTCCGCGCACATCACGTCCGCGTCGTCCACGACCCCGCCGCCCGTGCCTTCCGCCCCGGCGGTCCTCGGCGTACTCGGAGGCCTGCGGGTCACCTGGGACGGCAGGGACAGCACCGGCACGGCGATGCCCGCGATCTTCTCCCACGTGCAGGTGCAGCGGGACACCGTCGTGGGGTTCACCAACCCTGTGGTGATCGGGACGTTGCCCCGTCAGGACTTCCTGTACGACTCCATCCAGAACTACGCCAACGCCTACTACTACCGGCTGATCGCCTACTCCAAGGTCGGCGTCGCCTCGGCCCCCTCCGGCTCGAACTCGGCCACGCCCAAGCAGGCCCTCGCCCAGGACATCCTCGACGGGGCACTGACGGCAGCGAAGATCGCGGTCGGCGCCATCGACAACACCAAGTTGGCGGCGAACGCCGTCCTGGCCGCGAACATAGCCAACGGTGCTGTCGAGGCAGGCAAGCTGGCGGCCCTGGCCGTCGGCACCACGAACATCGCCAACAACGCAGTGACCGGCGCGCAGATGGCCGACGCCACGATCGGCTCGGCGAAGATCATCAACGGCGCCATCGGTAACGCGCAGATCGCCGACGCGGCCATCAACAACGCCAAGATCGCCGACCTCGACGCGGGCAAGATCAACGTCGGTACGCTCAACGCCGCGCGCATCGCGACCGGATCGCTGGACGCCTCGAAGATCACCGCCGGAACGCTGACGGCTACGCAGATCCTGGCGGGCTCGATCACGGGCGACCGGCTAGCGGCAAACACCATCACCGCCAACCAGATCGCGGCGAACACGATCACAGCGAACCAGATGGCGGCCGGAACGATCACGGCCCAGAGCGGTGTCATCGCCAGCATCGACGCCAGCAAGATCACCGTCGGTAAGTTGTCCGCATCCCAGATCGACGCGACGAACCTGGTGGTGACCGGCGGGAACGTGAACGGCACGGTGGCCAGCGCTACCTCGGCAACGACCGCCACGTCGGCTACGTCCGCGACCAGCGCCACTTCCGCAGGCACAGTCACCGGCTCCATCGGCGCAGGCGTCAGCGTCCCGGCCGGGCAGTTGAGTAACGGCACCATCCCGACCACGACCACGATCAACGGCGGCTCGATCAAGACGGGCACCATCGACGCGAGCCTGGCCAGCATCACCAACCTGGACGCGAGCAGCATCACGGCCGGAACGCTGACCGTCGACAAGTTCAGCGCAGGTCTTCAGGGTCTGGTGGGCCAGAAGTTCTACGACTTCGGCACCAACGCCTCGAAGTGGAGGAACAACGCGGGTGCGGGCGGCACCATATCTTCGGTATCCAAGACCGACGCGGCCTCCGGCGGCTTCGTCATGCGCTGCGCCGGCTACGTCCAGGGTGCTTACCGCCCGGACCTGCTCATCCCCTTCGACCCGACCGTGACCTACCGCGTGACCTGCCGGGTCCGTCAGGTGTCTGACAACTCCACCCCGGGCACCAACCAGAACTTCTACGCGGGCGTCACCGGCATCGCGTCCGACGGCGTGACCCTGGTCAACATAACCGGGGCTAACTCCGTCTCCAGCCAGCACTACGTCGCGGCCAAGGGAGTGCCTCTCACCACGGGCGGCCCATGGGTGACCTACACCGGCTACATCAAGGGCGTCGCCGCCACCCCCACGGGAAGCAGCACGGCCAACAACCCGACCGCGCCGGCCACGCTGCACCAGAACGTGAAGTACATCAGCCCCTGCCTGTACCTGAACTACAGCGGCGGATCGGGCGCGGCCGAGATGGACATGTTCACCATCGAGGTCGTCGAGACCGGGCAGGTCAACTCGACCAACATCAACCTCGGCAACGTCAACGCCCAGCACCTCTCCCTCGGCTCGGTCACCGGCAACCTGGTGACCAACGGCGGCTTCGAGGACGTAGCCCGGCCCGGCTGGACCCTGACCCAGAGCGACAACACGCTGGTCACCACAGCCGCCAAGATCGAGATCGGTCAGGGCGGCTACCCGGCACGCTCCGGCCAGGGCAAGCTCGCCCTCGGCGTGAACAACACCGGCACCGCGACCGCGACCAGCGACCCCTTCACGGTCGTCGCGGGCGACGTCTACATGCTGCGGTACTGGTACTACGGCATCGGCCACCTGCACGTCACCTTCGAGACCAGCCCGGACAAGGTCACCTGGACCGACATGCTGGCCAGTGCCAACGACGTCACCTACAACTCCGCCTCCTACACCGAGGACATCTTCGAGGGCATCATCCCGACCGGTGCCCTGTACGGCCGGGTGACCTTCCAGCAGTTGAACCCCGGCTCGTACGGCCTGTCCACGACGTCGTTCTCCTACATCTGCGTGGACGACGTCCTGGTCATGCGCGAGGGCTACGGCGCCACGGACATCTCCGCCGGCGGTGTGCGCCTGTACGGCCCAGACGGCATGCTGCAAACCGAACTGACCTCGACCAACGCGCACGCGACTTTCGCGGCCGGAGCGGCGTCCATCGACCCCAACGGTGTCGGCACCTTCAACTCGATCTTCACCCCGATCCGGCCGGACACCGCGACGAGCGACGACCCGACGGGCCAGATCTGGTACCAGGGCAAAGAACTCTCCGACCTGCTGTGGAACATGCCGTGGGGCATCGTCACGTACGAGCGCGGCTGGACGAACAAGCCGACCTCGACGACCTACTACACGACCGACACCGGCCTCATCGAGCTGGCCTTCACAGCCGTCGAGGGCCGTATGTACCGCATCATCGCCCGGTCGCAGTTCGACTTCAACGGAGGCACGGGCAACCAGGTGCTGGAGTGCCGCATCAACGTCGCCGGCACGACGACCTCGCTCAACGGATGCACGCTCGTCAATCCGAACGGTGCCAGCCCGAGGGTCACGGACACGACCATCGCCCGCAACTTCGGCATGTACTACGACGGCGGTGGCACCGACGGCACCACTGTCGTCGAGGGCATCATTACCTGCTCCGCCGACGCGGGCGGTCTGTACAGCAGCACCACGGCCCTGGCGCCGGGAGACCACCGGATTCTGTGGGCCGCCACGCAGCACTCGGGCAACGCCACCGGCTGGGGCCTGCGGAACTACATCCCGGCGCAGTCCTCTGACTTCTACGTCGAAGACGTGGGCCCGGCCCTCCCCGAAAACGGCGTCTACAACACGGGCGGCGCGGCGGTCACGGCGACGAAGACGTACACCAAGACGTACAAGGCCACCTGGTCCCGACGGTTCGGCAACGCCGGCTACAGCGACGGCACGATGTACCAGGGCTACTACTCCGGGACCTGGGGCACGAACAAGTCCATGGTCGGATTCGGCACCCAGCCGTTCACCGACATGGGATCCACGGCGAAGGTCTCCAAGGTCGAGGTCTACCTGTACGCCAACCACTGGTACTACAACGCCGGCGGTACCGCACATATCGGAGTGCATACCCAGGTCAGTGCTCCGACGTCGTCCGCGTCCACGAACAACCTGACCGTGGCCAACTGGCCTGTCGGCGCCGGTAAATGGGTCACCCTGCCCTCGTCCTGGAATTCCACTTGGAACGCCGCTACCCCCTATCGTGGAATCACGCTGGGTGGCGACTTGGGTTCAAGTACCAACAAGACCTATTACGGCGCCTTCGATGGCTTCGGAGATTCCCACCCGCCGCAACTCAAAATCACGTACACGAAGTAGTGAGGACGACCCTTTAATGGCCGACATCACCATCTCCATCCCCGACGAGTACTGGCCGCGAGTGGCTGCCTCCTTCCACGGCGTCTACTCCGACAGCCAGTTGGGCGACCAGGAACTCCTGGAGTACGCGTTCAAGGCGTACGTCAAGGACAACTGGGTCTCCTGGGAGCAGAACGTCAACCAGAACGCCGGCGCCCCCCGCTACAACGAGGCCGCGCAGGCGTACAACGCTGCCCGGCAGCAGGTCGACGCTGATATCGCAGCAGAGAACGCGGTCGTGATCGACGACGCTGCTGTGGCATTCCCCGGCTTCTGACCTAAAACTGGAACTGCAATCTGGGTAGGCATTCCTGGGAGAATGCAAGCATGCCTACCGAGATTGCAGTTCCATTTCGCCTTGCGTCCGACGGGACTATCGCCGTCGAGACGAATCCGGACAGGCAGATCGCTCAGCACGTCCACGCACTCGTCGGCACGCAGCCGGGGGAGCGGGTCATGCTCCCGGATTACGGGGTTCCCGTGGCTGATCTGCTGTTCGATCCTGACGCGTCCTTTGTCGCGCAGGAAATTAGCCGCGCCGTGACGGCCGCGTTCAATACGTACGAGCCCGGTGTGGTGCTGCGGAAGGCCGTCCCGATCCCGGACGCCTCCCAGTTGTCCCTCGCCCGGATCGAGGTCGACTACATGCGCCGCGAGGCCGGTACGTCCCCATCCAGCCTGTCGCTCCAGACCAATACCGCCGTGGTCCGTGTGGGCGGCACCGTAAGCGAGGTCATCAATGGCTGACGTACCTGCCATCGACTACACCAGCAGGGATTACGAGGGCTTCAAGGCCTCCCTGCTGGACTACGCCGCCCGCAAGTTCCCGCAGTGGATCCCCGGCTCCGAGGGCGACTTCGGCGTGCTCCTGGTCGAGCTGTTCTCCTACCTCGGGGACAGCCTCTCCTACTACGGCGACCGTCTCCAGCAGGAGGCGTTCCTGCCGACCGCGACCCAGCGACTGTCCCTGCTCCAGATAGCCGACCTGCTCGGCTACAGCCCGAGCAACGGCGTCCCGGCCAACGGCACCGTCACCTTCCAGACCTCCAACCCGGGGCCGGCCGTCCTCGTGCCCGCAGGCACTCAGGTCGTCACCGACTACATCGAGTCCATCGACGGACCGATCACGTACGAGACCAACACCGACATCCTCGTGCCCGTCAACGGCGGCACGGCCACGGTCAGCGTCACCCAGGGAGTCACCCGCACCCAGGTCAACGTCGGCACCAGCTCGGGCCTGCCCGTGCAGGAGTTCCGGCTGCCCGACGTGCCCGTCATCAACGGCACCGTGCAGGCCTTCGTGGACGACGTCGACAACGTCATCGAGTGGACGCACGTCGACTACCTCGTGGACGCCGACCCCAACGACCGCGTGTTCGCCACGTTCCTCGACGACTCCGGCGCCACCTGGATCCGCTTCGGCGACAACATCAACGGCGCGATCCCCACGACCCAGTTGACCCTGTACGCGACCTACCGCGTGGGTGGCGGAGCGGTCGGCAACGTGAACCCGGGCGTCGTCAACGCCATCGCGGCCTCGAACCTGCCCGGTGTCACCATCGCCCAGAACTCCGACGGCAGCGCGATCTCCTCGGCCATGACCGGCGGGGCCGACGCGGAGAGCAACGACCAGATCCGTGCGAACGCCCCCAGGATCTTCCGCACCCAGGACCGCTGCGTCACCCTCGGCGACTTCTCCGACCTCGCCCTGACCCTGCCCGGCATCGTCCGGGCGAACGCCGTGGCCTCGACGTACACCTCGATCTCCGTGTTCGTCATCGGATCCGACGGAGGAACCCCCAGCACGGCAACCGTCCAGAGGGTCCAGACCGCTCTCCAGGCCAAGGCCCTGGCAGGCACCACGGTCTCCGTGTCCGGTCCCGCCACCGTCGCCGTCAACGTGGGCACGGCATCCAAGCCGATCACCGTCGAGTGCTGGCCCCGCTACTCCAGGGCCTCCGTCCTCTACGACGTGCAGCAGGCGATCAAGAACATGCTGTCCTTCGCCCAGGTCGACTTCGGCCAGCGTCTGACCCTCAGCGACTTCTACAAGACCATCCTCGCGGTGGACGGAGTCCGCTACGTCGACATCCCCATGATCGCCCGTTCCGACGCCGCCCAGACCGGTACCGCCGACATCGTCATGCGTGCCTGGGAGATCCCCAAGGTCGGCAACATCGCCAACATCGTCATGACCGGAGGAATCGGCTGATGGCCGCTGTCTACCCGAAGCAGTACAAGAGTTTCACCATCCACAAGAACCTCGTCGAGGACATCGACGCCAGTCACGTGAACAACCTCCAGGACGAGGTCCTGGCCATCCAGCAGACCCTGGGACTCAACCCTCACCAGGGCACCGCGCTGAAGATGAAGACGAACACGTGGGCGTCGGTGGCCGCGCGCCTGGACGCCATCCAGCGCGGCAAGGGCATTCCGGTCTGCTACATGACCAAGACCTCGCACACGCTCAAGCCTCCGACGCACCCGGTGACCGGCGCCGCCGAGCGGATCCCGATTCCGTTCCCCAGGCCGTCGGCCGCCAACGACCCCGAAGGCATCTTCGACGGGTCGGCAGTCACGACCAACCGCTCCGGCTGGTGGATCGCATCCGCGTACTGCCGAGGGTCGATCCTCCTGGAAGACCCGGAGCGCTGGCTCGGCCTCTCCGTGGGCGGCAACCGCGTCGTGTGTCACACGGTGACGCACAACTTCAACGGCTACAGCCACACCACGGCCTTCTGGCAGGGCCCGGTCGCGGCCGGCAAGAAGATCGAGATGATCGAGCGCAACGCCAACGGCGGCAAGACCTACACCCTGGACGAGATCAACTTCTCCGTGTCCATGCTCCGGGAGATGTGAGCCACCCATGGGCACTTACGGCGCTTCCCTCTACGGGCTGACGAAGTACGGGACCGATGTCCACCCGGACTTCGACGTCAGCCCGTTCACAGCCACGCCCGTGGACTACTCGACCGTGCTCCTGGACTGGACCGCCCCCGCCGGCTCGTGGGACACCCTGCGCCTGCTGCGCAACCGGTACGGCTGGGCCGTCAACGAGACCGACGGGGAGATCCTCCTCGACCAGACGCACACCGCGACCAACTACGCGGACACAGGTGTCGCCGGCGGGCACTGGCTGTACTACACGATCTTCATCTCCGCCTCCGGCCAGTGGTCTCGGGCCGGCACCGTCGCCTGCCTCATGCCCAAGGACAGCGGGTACACCGACCTGCTGTACTCCCTCGTCCCCGAGCACTACAAGGTCGACGTCGCCCCGGGCAACAACGCCACCGACGACTCCAACACCATCAACCCGTACCTGGCGCCGTTCCTGTCGGTCTTCGGGTTCGGCTTCGACATGGTCAAGTCGTACTACGACTCCAACCGCTACACCAACGACGCGATGCGTACCCGCTACGACAACATCGCCCAGTTGGCCACGCAGTTCGGTATCGACTTCGAGGCGTCCACGCCCGCCTACCTCTTCCGGCAGCGCGTGCGCGACGCCGCGACGCTCGGGCGGCAGAAGGGCACCCTGGAGCAGATCCGCTCCGTCATCTCCGAGACGACCGGGTACGACGCCGACCTCGCCATCGGCCGCAACCTCATGCTCTCCGACGACCAGGCCGACTTCGACCACCCCAGCTACCCGCAGTGGGACGCGGGCGTGAACTACGCGGCCGGGGACAAGATCGAGTTCGGTGCTTACCTCTACCAGGCAGGCAGCAGCGGCGCCTACGGATCCTCGCAGGCCCCGACGGGCACCACGGCGTCCAACGCGTACTGGACGGCCGTGCAGTACGGCACGGACTCCACGCTGGTCGACGCCAACGGCCGCGTCGCCGGGTGGGAGGAGATCTCCTTCACCGCCGGCGTCTCCCCGGGCACGGGCGGCGTCCTGGTGGGCATCGGCGTGCAGAACCCGACCGACCCCAACGACAAGGCCGGCAACGCGCTGTGGGTGCGCAACACCAACTCCGGTGGGTCCGTGGCCACCATGGGTGTGCGCTCCGTCGGTCGTGTCGCCGGCCAGGCGACCATGGACCCGCAGCAGCCTGTGCTCTATGGCATCCCGGTCCCGTACACCTGGCAGAACTGGGACGACGGCGCCTACTACCAGCCGGGCGACGTCATCATCTACCACGGCCGCGTCTACCAGGCGCTCACCGCCAGCCTCAACGTCGCACCGCCGACCACACCGACCGCGAACACCCAGTGGACTCCGCTCGGGTACGACGATCGCGTGCAGATGTGCCTGTCCGGCTACGCGCAGGCCTACTCCGGCGAGCAGGTCGTGGTGTCCCCGTTCGTCGAGTACTACGACGAGCACGGCGCCCTGGTGACCACGCTCTACAGCGACCAGGTTCCGGCGTACAACGTGCTGGACTCCTTCACGCAGGGCTGGAGCGACTGGACGACCCGCACCTCGGACATCGGCGCTGCCTCCTGGACGGAAACGACCGGCCAGTGGACCTCCAGCGGCTACGCGGGCGGGGCGGCCTACCCCGTAGGAGCCACGGCATCCGTCGCCACCATGCCCGGCCACGCGGACGGCACAGTCGCCGTGACGTTCCTGACCAACCCCGGCAACACCCTCAAGCAGGGCGCCGTCTTCCGGCTCCAGGACGCCTCCAACTACTGGCGCGCGGGGCGGAGCGGTCTGCACCGCATCGAGGCCGGAGCCTGGGTCGCCACCTACGCCTACTCCCAGACCTGCCAGGACGGGGACCGGCTCACGGTCACGTTCGTCGGAAGCAACATCACCGTGCAGAGGAACGGAACTCAGGTGCTCACCCTTACTAACTCGACGTTCAGCACAGCCACCAAGGTCGGAATGGCGGTCACCTGATGACGGACATCATCATCCGCAACGACTACGAGTACACCCCGTCCGTTGCGGTCACCGGCACCATCGTCATGGGCAAGTACCGGACCTACACGCCGCAGCTCGGCGGCACGGTCTCCTTCGACGGCGTCATCCTCGCGAAGATCCCGCGCCCCAAGCCGCTGTCTCCACTGGCCGGCCAGTTCACCATCCAGGGTCTGCTGTCAGCCGGAGTCCGGGCGCCGGCCTCCGCGTTCAAGGACTTCTCCCACTACCCGGTCGGCGGCACCGACCCGGCCATGGCGTGGATCGGCGCCACATCCGGCGCGCTCAAGTCCGCTGTCGCCGGCTCCTACAGCCGTCCGTACGCCGCGTTCACCGGGCCGGTGGACTATCCGGTGTCCGGGGGTGGCTACGCCTGGAAGCGCGCTGCGTACGCGGCCGTCGGGTTCAAGTTCGCGAGCATGTCGGCGACCAAACACCAGATTTTGGATGCGGTGCAGTTCGAACCGCTGCCACTGGTAGCGGCCGGCCCGAGCCTGTACCAGAACGCGCGGGAGATCCAGGTCCTCATCAAGCCGACCCGGCTCAACTACGCGACGAACCCGAACTTCGAGAGCGGTATCACGGGAGCCGTTGCCATCAACAGCGCGACCGTGGCCGCCGACCCCTTCTGCTGGACCGGGACCGGCTCCTGCAAGGTCACCTCACCGGCCGCCGGGTCCACCGACGGAGGGTTCAACTTCCAGATCACGGGACTCATCCCGGGGCGCCGGTACACCATGAGCGCACGGCTGGCCATCGCTCAGTCTTGCGGTGACGTATACGCGTGGACCGGCGCCAGCTACTCCACGATGGTCGATCGCACCACCTTCCGTACCTCCCAGCCGGATCCGAAGAACCCTCAGTGGCGCACTGTCTGGGTGACGTTCGACGCCAAGGTCTCCTCGGTGTGGATGGGGTTCAACGTTTCCCGGTCGACGATGACTGCGGGCCAGCCCAGCATCTTCTGGGCCGACGGGATCCTGGTCGAGGAAGGCACCTCGGTACGGGATTACTTCGACGGTTCGATGGGCGCGGATTACCTCTGGGAAACCGCCGGGACCGCGAACCTCACGCGCTCGTACTTCTACGAGAACCGGGTCGAGCGGAGTTACCTCATCCGCACGCTACTCGACGAGAATACGCCTTTGGGAATCACTTCAGCGGTGCCCCAATATGCAGTACTCCCGACCCAGTAACCACGAACCCGTAAGGACAAGCATGTTCAGCAACTACGCCGGCGCGGCATCCCTCGTCGTCGGCCTGGTCCTGCCCGCCATCGTCGCCCTGTTCACCCGGCCGTCCACCAACCCCACGGTCAAGGGGATCGCGCACGCCGCCCTCTCGGTCGCCACAGGCTTCTGGGCGGTCCACCAGGCCGAGCCGCAGCACTTCTACTGGGCGCCGGCTGTCGTGGCCGCCTTCCTGGCATGGGTGACCGGCACGACCTTCTACCACTCGCTGCTCAAGAAGTACGCGTGGTTCGCCACGCTCCAGAACACCCTCGTAACCGAGACGGAGAGCCGGCTTCATATCTCGCCGGGCACCATCGCCCGGTACGTAGAGGAGACGCAGGTCACCGAGACCCCGGCGGGCGGCACGCTGCTGGGCGAGGAGGTCGTCGAGCAGATCTCCCGGAGTGTGGAGGACGCCGTGCGGCGGGTCATGGAGAAGCGTGTCGTCGAGAACCGCGTCAGCCCGCCTGCGGCCTCCACGATCGTGCTGCCGAAGGTCAACGGGCTCGGTACGAGGTCGATCTGACATGGACTGGTTCCGGTTCCTGCTGATCTGCTTCGCCACCTTCACCGCGTGGGAGTGGCTGGCCGTAGCGCTCCCCTTCTCCCTCCCCGCCTGGCTCCAGCCGGTCGCGGTCGTCGCCCTGGCCTACGGCGCGCAGTTCGTGCCCGGCCCGTGGCTGCTCGCTGCGGCTGCGGCCGGTGTGGTGGCCCTGCTGCACATCCCGGTCCGGGGCGGAGTGGAGGCCCCGCCGCTGCGGATCCCCCGCAGACATCCGTCCACCGGGCGGAGGGTCCCCGACCTGCCCTGATGTCAAGCGAATTGAGATCCCCGCTATACAAGCGGGGATTTCTTGCATTTAGAAGCGATAACCGGTAACGTCTCACTCGTCGCCGATCAGGGCGGCACACACCACACACCTGGAGCAGACTTGAGCACTCAGCCCATCGCCCTCGCGTTCGCCGGCTCCGCCGATACGGACGTCGAGAACGTCAAGGCTCTGCTGAACGACTTCGTGGGTCTCGGCGACGACGACGCGGACGGCTACCCCGAGCCGTCCGAGCGCGAGATCACGCTCATCCTCCCCATCACCAAGAAGCACCTCTCCGACGGCCTGGAGGCCGTCCTGGAGTGGTCCGAGTACGCCGACATCCCGTTCATCGCGGTCACCGACGGCGAGAAGAGCCGCGCGGTCGACAAGATCCTCACGGACGCCGAAGAGGTCGTCCGTACGGCCAACGTCACCGCCGGGATCGTCGACCTCCTGAAGAACGCCGACAGCCAGGGCGACGCCCACGTCATCCTCCTGTGGGGCGACGAGGGCAGCGAGGAGGCCGAACTCCTCCTGGACGCCGCCGAGCAGGCCGGCATCAAGGCCAAGGACCTGACGGCCGGCCTCGACGACATCTCCTTCGCCGAGCAGCCGGAAGCCGCCCCCGCCCCCGAGCCGGAGCCCGAGCCGGAGCCCGAGGCGGAGGCGGAGGCGCCGAAGCGTGGCCGCCGTCGCGGTCGTCGTGCCGAGCCCGAGGCTGCCGAGCCGCAGGAGGAGCCGCTGACCGAGGACGAGCCGAAGGAGGAGGAGCCGAAGCCGGAGCCCCGCCGCTCCCGCCGCAAGGCCGAGCCGGAGCCGGAGGAGTCCCCGGTCGAGGAGGACATCAGCGAGCAGGAGTCCTTGCAGGAGACGATCGCCCGCGCGCAGCACAAGGCGCAGCAGAAGGAGACCGCCAAGCCGGTCCCGGACGCCGAGATCGACCTGCTCCTGATACGCGCCGCTTTGGAGGGTGCCTACAAGGTGCTCCGTCTGGAGGACGAGCGCAACGCGGTCATCAACCAGGCCGACGTACGCGAGCGACCGCTGACGGAACTGCTGGCCAAGGCGCTTCATACCCTGCCGCAGACCGGCGAACAGAAGCAGGAAGCCCCGGAGGCCGCCGAGCAGTCCGAGGGTGAGCAGGAGGAGCAGTCCTCCACGCGCCGGCGTCGTGGCCGTCCGCGTGACGAGTCCAAGACGTTCGCGTTCCTGGTCGACGACGAGGGCAACTACGCCCGTCGCGGCCGTGGCCGGATCCCGGCCGGTTCGAAGGTGGTTCACCTGACCCGTGCGGAGATCGAGGAGAAGGGCCTCGAACTCGACTCGGAGTGAGTAACGCAAAGGCCCCCGGCGCTGGCGAGGTTCAAGACCTCAAGCCACTGCCGGGGGCCTTTGCCCACCACACCCCGAGGCCCACCACAAACCCCGAGATAGGAGTCAACCTACCATGGCGATATCGCTTCATACTTATCGCTTCCTCGGAGTCGCCGAGTGAGCATCCTGATCATGTCCGAGGTGTTCACGCACTCGGATACCCGACTGGCTACAAGGCTCGTACTGCTCGCGCTGGCGGACGCGGCCAACGACACCCACCGCATGTGCTGGGAGTCGGCCGACACCATCGCGGGCAAGGCCCGTGTCTCCAAGCGCCAGGCGTACTCGTCGCTGGCGGCCCTGGAGGAGCAGGGGATCGTCGAGCACGTACCGGACGACGAGGCCCCCGTGGAGGCCCTGCGCTACAAGTCCGTGGTCCGGCGCATCAAGCCGGTCGTGGAGTGGCCTTCCGCCCCGGCGAGTGCAGAATCTGCACCCCTCAGCAGTGCAGATTCTGCACCCCCTGTGTCGAAGTTTTCACCCAACCCCAATAACCAACCTAGAAGTAATAGAGATACTTCGTATCTCCAGGGCGACGCCCTGGGGGAAGACCCTCCCAAGCCGGGTTCCAAGGGCTGGGGAGCGGTTGCAGCCCCCAAGCGTGGCGGCCGTAAGAAGTCCCGGAAGCAGGAAGCCCTGGAGAGGGAACAGGCGGAACGGGAACTCGACCCGGCGTACGTGGTGTCCCAGGCTCTCGACGCGGAAGATCCGGGAGAGTCCCTGGCTGCCCGCGTGCCGGCCTCGGATGATGACCTGGCCCCTCCGGTCCAGCGAAGTCGTAAGGCACGCTCCGTGCGGCCTTCAGAGACGCTGGCCTTGTTCTTCGACCAGCGGGCCAAGGACGTCGGCCATCCGGTGCCGGGAGCCGCCAACCTCTCTGCGCTCACCGGCAACTTCGGCCGGTGGATGGCACAGGGCACCGGGCGCGACGAGATCCGCCAGATGATCATCACGTACTGGTCGGTCTCCTGGCAGCGCTCGGACAACGTGGTCGCCTGGAAGGACTTCCTCGCAGCCCGTGGCCTGCTGGCCCAGCGACTGGGCAAGGCCGCCAGCGTGATGGAGGACAACCGGTTCAATGAGGACTACTGGTCCTGACCGACCCACAGGGGCGGGCTGCTTCGGCGGTCCGCCCCTTACTCATTCCCAACTATCGATTCAAAAGCAATAACTGTGGTAGCCTCCTGAACGTTGATCCACCACCACAGGAGGTACCCACCATGGCGACCGACCCCCGGGTCCACGCCCTGCGCCTGAAGGAGTACGGCGTCCCGGCGCACTACCGCCACCTGCGACTTCATACCGTGGCGGACGCTGCCCAGCGCGCCGCCTGCCAGACCTGGCTCGACGAACTGCGCGACCACTACGTCACCGACAAGCGCCCGCTGGACCAGTACCCCAAGGACTGGTCCCAGATCGGCAAGGGGCTGCTGTTCGTCGGCCCGCCCGGCACCGGCAAGACCTCACTGGCCACCGCCACGCTCCTGGACGTCTACTTCGAGAAGCGCCTGCCGGTCCACTGGCTGGCCTACGCCGACTTCGTGAAGGACTCCATCGAGAAGATGGGCCTCCAGGACCGGCACGAGCCCGAAGCCGTCGCCCGCTGGTGGGAGATCCAGGACAAGATCGTGGCGGCCGAGAAGGCCCCCGTCCTCCTCCTGGACGACGTCGGCAAGGAGCACCGCACCAAGACCGGCTACGCCGAGGGCCTGCTCGACACCCTCCTGCGCCAGCGGCACCGCGAGGCTTTGCCCACCCTGGTCACCTCGAACGTCCCGCCCCGGGAGTGGGGCGCCATCTACAACCCCACGATGGGCTCCTTCATCCAGGAGGCCTTCACCCACCTCACCCTGGTAGGAGCAGACCGCCGTGCCGCATGAGCAACTGGTCCTCCCCTTCAAGGACGAGGTTTTGGTGATTCTCCACAAAGGGGAACTCCACCAGGCCGTGGCCGGCCGGGGCGCCATCCACTCCGAAACCCAGCGCCTGATCTGGCGCGCCATGCACACCGCGCGGGTCCTCGGGTTCACCGTCCGGACTTGGGACACCCACCGCGAACGTCGCGGCAACTGGCTTCATATCCAGCTCCGCGCCGAGGCGGAGCGAACCTGATGCAGGGCGGCGACATCTCCAACGAGGTCAGCCCCCGCATGGTCCTGGTCTTCGAAGGCCTGCTGGGCAACCTGCCCACCACCCGCGCCCGCGCCGGCGAATCAGTGGCCCGCCGGGCGCACCAGTGGAAGCGCGCGGTGAAGGCCTACGAGATCAACGAGCCGCTGGCCCACGTCATCTGGGACACGGTCTGGCGCTTCCGGTACTCGGTGGACGTCATCACCTACCTGGGCGACGAGTTCGCCGAAGCCGTCGAGTGGCGCCTGGACATCGAGGGCCTGCCCATCGGCCGCGTCTGGTCCGACGACCCGAGGAAGCTGGCCCGCCGCCTGGCCCACATGCCTGACGTCGCGGCCGTCTTCGACAACACCAACCACCTGATCTACGGCAGCAAGGGACGCATGCTCCCGGCCGTACCCACGACTCTTATAGGGGCTATGTAGTGGCGGACTTCGAGCGGTTGCTCGTCTCCCGCGTCATCCAGGACAAGGACCTGGCACCTGTCGCGGACGCGGGCATCACCCCCGACTTCTTCGGCGACCCGGACAACCGGGCCGTCTTCAAGGCGATCTTGCGGCACAAGGGCAACTACGGCGAGGTGCCGTCCCTCGCCACCATCAAGACCGACTTCCCCACCTACAAGTTCGTCCGCGTCGAGGACAGCATGAACGTGCTGACCGACCGGCTGCGGGAACTTCATACTTTGGCCCTGCTGGAGCAGGGCCTGGCCGACTCGGTCGACGCACACGAAGAGGGCAACGCCAACGCCGCCATGGAGGCGCTCGCGCGCACCCTGGCCTCCATCGCCTCGGCCGTACCCAACGCCCGCGACACCGACCTGACGGAGACCGGCCAGGAACGCCTCGCCCGGTACCTCACGCTCAAGGACCTGCCCGACGGGCTGCGCGGTGTACCCACCGGCTTCAACACGATCGACAGGGCCACCCAGGGCCTCCAGAAGGAGCAGTTGGTCACCTTCGTCGGCCCGCCGAAGGCCGGCAAGTCCACGCTGCTGTTGTTGGCCGCCATGGCTGCGCACCTGTACGGCGAACGCCCGCTTTTCATCGGCTTCGAAATGTCGAATGAGGAGCAGGAGGAACGTTTCGATGCCATCCGCGCGGGGATTTCCCACGCCCGGCTGAGGAACGGAACCCTGAAGAAGGTCGAGTGGGACAAACTCGAAAGGGCCCTCCGGGAACTTGAGGCAATGCCCTCGTTCTTCCTCTCCTCGGACTCCATGAATGCGACGACGCTCACCGGCGTGCAGTCGAAGATCGACGCCATTCGGCCGACGATCGTATTCGTGGACGGCATCTACATGATGCAGGACGAACTCGGCGAGGCTCAGGGATCCAGTCAGGCGCTCACCAATCTCACCCGAGGGTTCAAGCGCATGGCGAAGAACCTTCAGATACCGATCGTCATTTCCACGCAGGTCCTGGAATGGAAGATGAACAAGAAGAAGGGCATCACTTCCGACTCGATCGGATATTCGTCCTCCTTCGCCCAGGACTCCGACGTCATCCTCGGTGTCGAATCCACGGACGACGCGAACATCAACAAGATCAAGGTCGTCCTGGCCCGTAACTGCCCGCCCCTGGAGACGTACTGCCAGTGGGACTGGGAGACCGGCAAGTTCGAGGAACTGAACGAGGACCCCTTCGCCATGGACGAGGCGAACACCGATGGATACGTCGGTGCCTTCTGATCGTCGGCTGGTGGTCCTCGCAGGGAACTACCGCGAGTTCATCCACTGGTGCTACGAGAACGAGCGCAATCCCCGTGACCGGAATCTGATCTACGCCAGCGAAATGTACCGGCTCCGGGGACTCGGGCCGGTCCGCTACATCACATACGGCACCTGGTACATGCGCCGTGACGCATACGAAATGGCCGACTACTTGAAATACCTGGAGGAGAGGGAGCGATGAGGACCGCGAGAGCGAAAGGCTGGGACGCCGTCGGAACGCCGATTCCCGGCAACGTGACGGCCTGCCTGGACGAGATTGGCCTGGACTACAAGGTCAGCGGCGACGAGATTCACATGCCGTGCCCGATGCACGAGGCGCGGACCGGAAAGAAAGACAAGCACCCATCCTTTTCCATAAACTACGACGCCGGATATTTCAACTGCTTCTCCTGCCGGTACCAGGGCCCGTTCGTCGTCCTCGTGAAGGACATGCTCGACCTCCCGTACGGCGACGCGGTCGCCTGGGTCCGCCAGCGCGGCGGGATCGAGCGGGTCAAGAAGTTCCTGGCGAAGAAGGCTGACCCCAAGACGGTCGACACGACCAAGCAGATCAACGAGGCGTCGCTGGCCCTGTACGTCACCCCGCCGCTGGAGGAGTGCTCCAAGCGCTTCTTCATGCCGGAGGACGCGGAGGCCTGCGGAATCCTGTGGGACGCCGAGCGGGAGATGTGGATCATCCCCGTCCGCGACCCCGACACCGGGATGCTGTGGGGCTGGCAGGAGAAGAACGCCCGCTACTTCCGCAACCGGCCGCCGGGCATGGCCAAGTCGAAGACGCTCTTCGGGCTTCATACCTACGAGGGCGACACGGCCATCCTGGTCGAGTCCCCTCTGGACGTGGCCCGCCTGCGCGCCGCCGGGTTCCCCGCCGGCCTCGCCTCGTTCGGCGCCGGAGTCTCCGACGTCCAGATGTCCCTGGTCCGCGACCACTTCGACACCCTCATCGTCGCGCTCGACAACGACAACGCGGGCGCCGAGACCTGCAAGCGCCTGCGCCAGGAGTGGACCGGCCGAGGCCTGGCTCTGAAGTTCCTGGACTACGGCACCGCGCCCTACAAGGACCCCGGCGAGATGGGGGCCGACGCCCTCAAGAACGCCGTCCGCAACGCCTACTCATCCGTCATAGCGAGGTTCTGATGCCCTACAACAAGCGACGACTTCATACCTGCGGCAAGCGCCGATTCCGAGACGAGATCGCTGCCGTCCTCGACATGCAGCGCATCCAGCGCAAGCACGACGCCGACCGCGAGAAGGTCCCGTGCCGCGTCTACCCGTGCCCGACGTGCAAGGGCTTCCACATGACCTCCCAGCCGGAGGCCGAACATGCAGGCGCCTGACGGATACGAGCACCTCGGGCAGGGCTTCTGGGACCGCGTGGAGCCCGACCCGGACACGGACTGCCTGATCTTCCAGTGCAACGCCACCCGGGCCTACTACCAGGGCCAGAGCCTGCTGTCGTACCTGACCGGAGGCGACCGGCGCACCAAGCACCGTGCCTGCCGCCGGCACATGTGTGCCAACCCGGACCACATCCAGGACGGGACCTACCCCTACCAGGATCCGTTCCCCAAGCGCCCGCGCTCGCAGCGTCAGTTCAACCGGCAGTACAACCAGTGCTGACCATCGACCTGCACCCGTACCAGGAGGATGCCGTGGCCCGCGCCGTCGAGCGCGGGTCCCTCCTTATCGCCTACGAGATGGGCCTGGGCAAGACGCCCATCGCCCTGGCCGCCATCGAGGAGCTGCTGGCCGAGGGCGAGGTCGAGACCACCGTCATCGTGGTGCCGGCCTCGCTCAAGTACCAGTGGGCCAAGCAGATCGCCAAACTCACCGACGTCCCCACCCGGGTCATCAAGGTCCGCGAGGACGGGCAGGTGCAGGAGATCACCGTGCCGACGGAGGAGTACTGCATCCTCATCGACGGCGACACCAAGAAGCGGGCCGGCCAGTACGTCAAGGTGAAGACGTACCGCCCGGACTTCGTGATCATGGGCTACGAGAACGTCGTCAACGACTGGAACTACGTACGCCGGATCAAGCCGGAGTGCATCGTCCTGGACGAGGCGACCGCGATCAAGACGTTCAAGGCCCAGCGCACCCGGAAGATCAAGCGGCTCACCGCGCCTTACCGCTACGCCCTCACCGGCACCCCGGTGGAGAACGGCCGGCCCGAGGAACTGTTCAGCATCATGCAGTGGGTCGACGACCAGGTCCTCGGACGGTTCGACCTCTACGACAAGTCCTACATCGTCCGCAACAAGTTCGGCGGCGTGCAGCACTACAAGAACCTGCCTGTCCTGCACGCCAAACTCGCCGACGCCATGGTGCGCAAGACGCGCCTGGACGACGACGTCAAGCCGTTCCTGCCGAAGGTCCAGGAGGACGTCATCCCGGTGGTGCTGGACCCGAAGACGAAGAAGGCCTACAAGCGGATCTCCTCCGACCTGCTGGCCGAACTGCACGCGCTCGGGCCCAACAACGCCGACTTCGACCTGTTCGCCCACTACCACGGAGGGGACACCCCGAACGAGAACAGCCAGCAGGGAAAGATCATGAGCCGCATGCAGGCGCTCGACATGCTGCTGAACCACCCGGACCTGATCGTCATGTCCGGGCAGCGGTACGAGGAGAGCGAGACCGCGCGGCAGGGCGGGGCCGAGAAGAAGACCTGGCCCGGCTCGAAGTACGCGTACGAGGTGTGGCAGGACGGCGTGCTCGATGACGTCATCGCGACCCCGAAGTTGGACGCCGTGGTGGAGTCGGTCGAACGCATCCTGGCGACACCGAAGAACAAGGTGATCGTCTTCTCGGTGAACCCGGACATGCTCGACCTGATCGCCGACCGTCTGCCGGAGGGTGTGGCCGTCACGTACACGGGCCGGATGAGTGCCGGCGCCAAGGCGTACGCGGCGAGCCGGTTCGAGACGGAGGAGGGCTGCCGGGTGTTCCTGTCCAGCCACGCTGGCGCCTTCGGCACCGACCTGTGGATGGCCAACTACTTGATCAACTACGACCTCGCGTGGAGCAGCGGCAAGCAGGACCAGATCAACAAGAGGCACGACCGCGCGAGCAGCCTGTTCAAGAACATCTATGTGCTGAACGCGATCACGCAGGGCACCACCGAGCCCAGGAAGTACGCCATGCTCGCGCACAAGAGGCGGGTGGGCTCGGCCATCACCGACGGCCGTGGTGCTGACGACAAGGGGCGCATCGAGAACGACCTGATGACGCTCACGCAGTGCCTGGAAGCGGCGTAACTTCCAGGATCGCACGCCGGACGTCGAGTGGTTCTAAACCAGTAATCGCATGTCAGTATCGAAGTATGCGAGAAGAACCACTCGACGTCCTGCTCCGCGAGGGGCTGGAGGACGTCCTCAACCCTCCGGATGAGCGGGAGGACTGGGACTTGACTCCCGTCCGACTGGCTCTGCGCGGTGCCGTCCTCGACCGCTGGTGAGGTTGTCAAACGGATCGGCGAAATCCGTTGACAATGAAACGACACGGTCCGTAGAGTCTCCCTCACAAGCCCTCGAACAAGGGCTCGAACGAAGGAGGACCGAGATGGCCACCATCGCCGAATGCCTGGGCATCGCCTGGGCTGCCAACGCGACTGACGCGCCGGAGTTCCGGCTCACCTACCACGCACAGCAGCAGGCCACCGCCAAGGGCTGGACCAGCGAAGACGTGCTCCTCGCGGCAAACAAGCCGCTTCATACTTACCCCTCGGGCCGCGTTCCTGGACAGGTTCGCCACGTGCGAGGGGACCTCGTAGCCGTCATCGACCCGGTCGAGCGCCGTGTGGTCACCGTCTACCAGGACGTCGCCGAGACGTCCGTCCGCAAGGACCAGACGGACGCCGACGCACAGCGCTACGCGAAGCGTCGCACCACTCGCCTGGGTCAGGCGGTTCCCTCGCAGGTTGACGGAATCTCGTACTGAAGAATCAGTAATCGGGAATCGACAACCAAGTATCAGTAGTGTAGAGTCACTACTCGATCGATCAACTACTCCGGAAGAAAGAGAGCCTCCGCTCTATGGCTACCGTTCAGAGACGCACCACCCGCCGGGTCGAGAAGCCCATCAACCTCGACCCCGAGTCCCCCGTCGAGAAGGTCCGACAGTTCCTGGTCCTGAAGTTCCAGGAGACCCAGGTCGTGACCCGCAAGAACCACTTGCGCGATGAGATCAGCGCCTACGTGGACGCCTCCGGGGAGACCGACGAGAAGGGCTCGAAGTTCTGGGACCTCCCGGCCCCCATCGAGGTCAACGGACAGAAGTTCGTGTCCGTCAAGCGCGAGAAGCGCGTCTCCATCGGCCTGGACGAGGACGCCGTCGACAACCTGGTCAACACCAAGGGAATCCGCGACCGCGTCTTCAAGGAGGTCACCACGACCGTCCTGGACCAGGACGAGTTGTACGTCCTCAACCAGGAGGGCGTCATCAGCGACGAGGAACTCGACGCCCTGTTCACCGAGAACGTCTCGTACGCCTTCAAGCCCATTCGCGGCTGATCGGAGCACCACCACATGACCACGCTGGCCAGCATCGAGCAGGACTTCGCCGACCTCGGCGAGGAGTTCTACCCCGGATCCACCAAGCCGATCGTGCGGCACCAGGGTCGCAACGGGCTTCATACCAAGGCCGCCAAGTCGGCGGCCGACTGGGACGCCAAGCCCCGTAAGTACGTCGTGGCCGGAGTGGAGACCGAGTTCTTCACCGTCGGCCAGTTCGCCCAGGCCCTCGGCCGGCAGCCGGTGACCATCCGGAAGTGGGAGCGCGAGGGAGTCATCCCCAAGAGCACCTACCAGTCCCCGGGCCGGGACGACGACGTACGCGGCCGGCGCCGCCTCTACACCCGCGAGCAGATCGAAGGCGTGGTCCGCATCGCGCACGAGGAAGGCGTCCTGGTCTCGCACCAGAAGCCCATCAAGAGCACCAACTTCAGCGCCCGCGTCCTCGACCTCTTCAAGAGGCTGGCCGAGCAGTGAAGATCACCCGGAGTGCCAAGCACCACGTCAGCATGGGCAACTTCGAGTGGGTCGAGTTCGGTGCCGAGATCACCGTCGACTCCGAGGAACTGCCCGGTGCCCAGAGCGCCGACACCCTCGAAAACTTCGCCACCGAGTACCTGGCCACCGCGCTGGCGGCCGACGTCGAAGAGTCCCGGCTGAACACCGCCGAGGACAAGTCGTACATCCATCTCTACCAGCAGGAGAACAACTGATGGCCCGCACCCTCACCCGTCGCCGCACCGCCGCGTCCACCGAGGCCTACACCCCCGCCGACGAGGAGCAGGAGGAGCACGGCTACGCCGAGGAGGAGACCGAGCGGCCGGCCCGTGGCTCCCGACGTGGCTCCCGCCGCGACGCGCTTCATACCGAGGAGGCCGACACCTCCCGCCGCTCGCGCCGTTCCCAGGCGGACGACGAGGACGATGAGCCTGCCCCGAAGGTGGGCGGCAAGGGCTGGGGTTCGTACGAGAAGACCAAGTCCCAGACCTCCGGCTTCCCGGAGAACTTCAAGGTCACCAACGAGTCCGTCGTCGTGAAGATCCTCGACGAGGAGCCGTTCCTGGTCTTCCTCCAGCACTGGATCGAGCGCAAGGGGAAGCGGTCCTGGACGTGCCTGGAGGCCCGGTGCCCGCTGTGCGACGACGCGGGTGACAAGCCGTCCCAGCAGGTCTGCTTCAACGTGGTCGACTTCACCGACCCCGAGGACCCGCAGGTCAAGATCTGGCAGTTCGGCCCGATGGTCGCGGACATCCTCAAGAACTACTCCAAGGACAAGAAGACCGCCCCGATCAACCGGGACGACCTGTACTTCTCCGTCCGCAAGGAGAGCAAGAACAACAAGACCAACTACTACATCACCCCGGTCAAGGAGCGGGACCTCCTCGACGACTGGGACATCGAGCCCCTCGACGAGCAGGACCTGGAGGAGTTCGACTCCAAGGCCTACGACGAGGACGTGCTCCAGGTGAACTCGCGCAGCGAACTCAAGCAGATAGCCCGCGAGATCCTGAACGACTGATCGGCCTCCTGGGGGAGGTTCTGGCACCACGCCGGGGCCTCCCCCTCAGCTTCCCCACCACACCACCAGGAGGTCGTCGTCCGATGAGCATCCGCCACTCCGTCATCCTCACCCCTGACCGACTTCATACCGTGGTCGAGCGCTTCATGGAGCGCCCGGCCTTCTCCTTCGACATCGAGACGTTCGGCCCCAACCGCAACGTCCCGACCCAGAATGTCGCCAACTGGATGAGCCTGGCCGCCGACGGTGAGGCCGTGGCCATCCCGTTCGGTCACCCCAACGGCGACGTGCTGATCAGCAAGGGCACGAAGAAGAAGAACCGGACCACCGGGAAGTTCGACCCCATCCCGGCCGTCTACGACGCCCCGCCGGAGCAGATGCTCCCCTCCGAGGTGTTCTCCATCCTCAAGCCGCTGTTCTTCGCCGAGGACAAGATCAAGATCGCGCACAACGCGACCTTCGACCTGATCTCGACCGCGAAGTACTGGGGAGAGATAGCCCCGCCGCAGTACAGCGACACCATCGTGCTCCAGTGGCTGCTCGACGAGAACATGAAGCAGAAGGGTCTCAAGGACCTCGTCAAGCGCTACTACAAGGTCGACTACGACACGGAGAACGTCGGGAAGTGTGTTGAGGCGCACCCCTTCTCCAAGGTCGCGCACTACGCGTTCATGGACGCGAAGTACACCTGGCTGCTCTGGAAGAAGTTCCAGAAGCGTATCCACGACCAGGGCCTGATCAACGTACGGCGCCTGGAAGAGGACGTCCTCGGCGTGCTCCTCGACATGGGCATCACCGGCGCGCCCGTCGACCAGATGGCCATGCAGGAGTTGGTGCGCGACATGAGCGCCCGCCTCGTGGACATCGAGGCCGACATCTACCGCGCGGCCGGCCAGCAGTTCAACCTCAACGCCCCGGCCCAGAAGGCCCAGGTCCTGTACGCCCCCAAGAAGGACGGCGGTCAGGGACTCAAGCCCACCAAGCCGACCGACGGCGGCAAGAAGAAGCGCGAGTCCGGCCAGGCGCTGGAGTGGAAGGACTACTCCACCGACGCCGACAGCCTGGAGAAGCACGAGAACAACGCGGTCGTCAAGAAGCTGCTGGAGTACGCCGAAGTCAGCAAGCTGCTCGACTACCCGCTGTCCTACCTCGGCGTCGAAGGCGACCCGAAGAAGCCCACCCGCATCTTCGACGGCCGCATCCACGCCGACTTCGTCCAGTACGGCACGGTGACCGGACGATTCTCCTGCCGGGAACCCAACCTCCAGAACATCCCGCGCCCGGACACAGAACTCGGTAAGCGGATTCGTGGCCTGTTCGTCGCGCCGGCCGGATACAAACTGGTCGTCGCGGACTACGGGCAGATCGAACTCGTGGTCCTCGCCCACTTCATTGGCCGAGGCGACCTCTACAAGGGATTCCACAACGGCGTCGACCCCCACTCGGCAACCGCTGCCGCGCTTATGGGAGTGGACCCCCAGGAATTCATCCGCAGGGTCAAGGAAGGCGACCGGGAGTGCATCGACTTCCGCCAGGTCGCCAAGGGAATCAACTTTGCCGTGGTGTACGGCGCCGGCCCGGACAAGGTCGCCAGCATGGCGAAGATCTCCGTCAAGGACGCCAAGCGCTTCATGGAGATGCACCAGAAGTTGTTCCCGGAGATCTACCGGTTCAAGGAAGAGGTCGTACGGGTCTGCCGCTCGCGGCGCCCGCCCTACATCCGCACGCTCCTCGGCCGTAAGCGCCGCCTTCCGCTCATCCTCTCGCAGTCGAATGGCCTGCGAATGGGAGCCGAGCGTCAGGCAGTGAACTCCCTGATCCAGGGGAGCGCGGCCGACCTGATCAAACTGGCGATGATCCGGCTGAACAACATCCTGCCGGACGAGATCCGCCTGATCCTCTCGGTCCACGACGAACTCGTGGTCCTGGCCCCGGAGGACCGGGCCGAGGAAGCAGCCGGCCTGGTGAAGGAAGCCATGCTCGGCGAGGACATCCAGAAACTGCTGAAGGTTCCGCTGTCTTCCGACGTGAAGATCGTGGACCGCTGGTCGGAGGCAAAGTAGATGGGCATCTTCAACCGCAAGAACAAGGACGACAACGACCCCGGGGTATTCGACGACCTCGACGACCTCGACGACGGTCCGCAGGTGGACCTCTTCACCCCGGAGATGCTCGTGAAGCGTCTCCTCTGGGACATCGTCCCGTGCCCGCAGGTCCCGCAGATGATCCCGCTCATGAAACTGCACCCGGACAGCCCCGACGTCGCCGAAATGGAACACCGGGCCAGCCACGAAAGGCTCGCGCAGGTCCTCCCGCTGAAGGAAATGCTGGACCTCCTCGGTCCACTAGTTTCCGGCATTACTGCTTCGGCTATGCTGGTTAACTCTGGCATTTCAGCGGACGAGGAAACGGCCGTCGCTCTCCAACGGCATCATTCCTCCGTACTGCGTGCCGGAATGGTGGCAGTCCTCGCCAACCTGCTCGACATGGGAATCATCACGTACGCGGACGGAGTGCAATTCGGTGAGTAACTTCTGGGCCAACAAACTGGGAGGCGGGGCCGCTCGACCGGCCGCCCCGGCCCCGGCCGCCGCGCCGGCGCCCCAGCAGCAGACCAACACCCCCTGGTGGGCCTCCGGGCAGCAGCCCTACCCCACCCAGCAGCAGCCCGAGCAGACAGTGCCACTTCATACCGAGGGCCGCGCGCCGGCCCGCGCCATGGTGGCCAAGCAGGACACCCGCTGCCCTGACTGCCAGGGCGGCGAGTACTTCAAGCCCCACGGCCATCCCAACGCCATGGCCCAGTGCTACACGTGCGGCTACAACCCCCGCTTCACCCAGACCACCGCAGGACTGCCGTCCGGAGACAAGTCGACCCCGTCGACCCCGGCCAAGCAGACCGCGAGTGGGGGAGCGGGAGGCCGGAGCAACTACAAGCCCGGCACGATCATCCGCGCCGACGGCACCGTCTGACGCACCCCTCTTCCTTTTACGACGAACGGACTTCCTGGTGACCTCCCTGCTCACCCCTGCCGGCGACATCGCCGACCCCTACCGCTCCTTCATCGCCAAGTCGCGATACGCCCGCTGGGACGAGGAGCGCAACCGACGCGAGACCTGGACCGAGACGGTCGACCGCTACGTCGACTTCATGCTCGGCCAGTTGAAGAACAAGCACGACTACGTCCCCGAGCAGGAGGACGTCGAGGCCATCCGTCAGGCCGTCCTCACCCACGAGGTCATGCCGTCCATGCGCGCGGTGATGACTGCTGGCGCCGCGCTGGACCGCTCGAACATCGCCGGATTCAATTGCAGTTACCTGCCGTTGCAGGATCCGCGCGCCCTGGACGAACTCCTCTACATCCTCATGAACGGCACCGGGGTCGGTTACTCGGTCGAACGCCGCTACACCGACCAACTCCCGGCCGTCCCCGAGGTCATCGAGTACAACGAGGCCGTCTACATCCCCGTCGAGGACTCCAAGGAGGGCTGGGGCCTGGCCTTCCGCGCGCTGCTCACCTCCTTGTGGAACGGCGAGCGCGTCGACTGGGACCTGTCCAAGGTGCGCCCGGCCGGCGCCCGGCTTCATACCTTCGGAGGGCGAGCCTCCGGCCCGGGTCCGCTCGCAGACCTCTTCCAGTTCACCGTCGACCTGTTCGAGGGCGCCAAGGGCCGCAAGTTCCGCCCGATCGAGGTCCACGACCTGGCCTGCAAGATAGCCAGCGTCGTCGTGGTCGGTGGCGTCCGGCGCTCGGCGATGATCAGCCTGTCCGACCTGGACGACCAGGAGATGGCGCAGGCGAAGGCGGGGGAGTGGTGGAAGGACCACGGCTACCGCGCTCTGGCCAACAACTCCGCCGTCTACTACGACGGCATGCGCTACGAGGACTTCAACCAGGAGTGGGACTCGATCGTCGCGTCCGGCTCGGGTGAGCGTGGCATCTTCCACCGTGGTGCAGCCCAGCGGCAGGCTGCTGAGTACGGGCACCGGTCGGCTGACACCGACTACGGGACCAACCCGTGCAGCGAGATCATTTTGCGTCCCTTCTCCTTCTGTAACTTGTCCGAGGTCGTCGTCCGGCCGGAGGACACCGTCGAGGACCTGGAGCGCAAGGTACGCCTGGCGGCCATCCTCGGCACCTGGCAGAGCACGCTGACGGACTACCCGTACCTGCGTGAGGAGTGGCGCAAGAACGCGGAGGAGGAGCGACTCCTCGGCGTCAGCCTCACCGGCGTCTTCGGCAACCAGTACACCAACGGCAGTGCTGGCAACGGACTGACGTCCCTCGCGCTGACCGACCTTCGCCTGACGGCACGCGTCGCCAACGAGACGGAGGCCCAGCGCATCGGCATCCCGTCCTCGGACGCGATCACCTGTGTGAAGCCCTCCGGCACCGTCTCCCAGTTGGTCGACTGCGAGTCCGGGCTTCATACCAAGCACGCCCGCTTCTACGAGCGGCGCGTGCGAGTGGACAAGAAGGACCCCATCGCGTTCGTGATGCTCGACGCCGGGATCCCGCACGAGGAGGACGCCTACAACTCCTCCGCGTGGGTGTTCACCTTCCCCCAGCGAGCCGGCGACAACGCCCTGGTGCGTGAGGACGTCTCCGCGATCGAGCACCTGGAGATCTGGCTGACGTACCAGCGGTTCTGGTGCGAGCACAAGCCTTCGGTGACCATCTCGGTGCGCGAGCACGAGTGGGCCGAGGTCGGCGAGTGGGTCTGGGAGCACCTGGACGAGATCTCCGGTGTCTCCTTCCTCCCGTACAGCGACCACACCTACGTGCAGGCGCCGTACACGGAGATCACGCAGGAGGAGTACGAGGCCCAGGTCGCCAAGGAGTACCGCGTCGAGTGGTCCGACCTGGCCTTCTACGAGACCTACGACCAGACCGTGGGCTCCCAGGAACTGGCCTGCTCGGCAGCCGGCGGCTGCGAGGTAGTCGACCTGGTGAGCAACTGATGTACGAGTACGGCGCCATCGTCACCGGCGTCCATGACGGCGACACCATCACCGTCGACCTGGACCTGGGTCTCGACACCTGGAAGCACGACTTTCACGTCCGTCTGCATGGCGGCAACGCTCGGGAGTTGAAAGACCCGGGCGGCAAGGAAGCGGGGGCCAACCTGTCCGCGCTCCTTCCTCTGGGCAGTCGTGTCGTCCTTCGCTCGCACAAGCAGGGACGTGACATCGACCCCGACAAGTACGGCGGCCGGTACCTCGCGACCGTGGCCCTGCCTGACGGCCGGGACCTCGTCACCCATCTCATCGAGCAGCAGTGGATGGCTCCCTGGGACGGCAACGGGAAGAAGCCGCTGCCCCCGTGGCCTCGGGAAATCCGCTAAAAGATCTTCATCAACTAGTTGATACATGAGTGGACCGGTAGTTCCTTCGCCGTTATGGTATAGGGACTACCGGTTCTTCGTTATCGCTTCCGCGCTATCGGATCAGGAGTAACACCACACATGCGACTTCATACCTACGGGGGCCCCTGTTGAGCGTCAACAAGGAAGCCCTCGCACTCCTCGCCAAGATCAACAAGGCGCACCCCGGCGCCGTCTGCTTCGCCTCCGAGATGCGCGTCGCCAAGCGCTTCACCTCCGGCTCCCTCTCCCTCGACATCGCCCTCGGCGGTGGCTGGCCGGGCAACCAGTGGGTCGAGGTCATCGGCCGCGAGTCCCACGGCAAGACCTTCATCGTCTACAAGACGCTGGCCGCCAACCAGAAGAAGGACCCGAACTTCACCTGCCTGTGGGTCGCGGCCGAGCACTACGACACCGACCAGGCCGAGGCGCTGGGCGTCGACAACGACCGCGTCATCGTCGTCCCCACCCAGGCCATGGAGTTCGCCTACCAGACCATGCTCGACTTCGCGACGTCCCGCTCGGTCGACATGATCGTCCTCGACTCCTACCCGGCGCTCATCCCGGACGAGGAAGCCGAGAAGGACATGGACGAGGCCACCATGGCCCTCGGCGCCCGCCTCACCGGCAAGTTCTTCCGCAAGTCCGGCGCCGCGACGAAGCGCTCGATGACCGACCCCGACGACCGCCCCATGCTCGGCATCGTCATCAACCAGTACCGCGACGCCATCGGCAAGTTCTCCCCGCACGGCACGCCGACCACGACGCCCGGTGGAAATGCAAAGAACTACGCGTTCTACACCCGGGTGGAAGTCCGGCGCGACGAGTGGATTCAGGAAGCCCGGCCCGGAAAGGGCAAGGTGAACGTCGGCCAGGTCATCAAGGTGAAGACCATCAAGAACAAGTCGGCCGCACCGCAGCAGGTCGCCACCATCGACGCCTACTTCCGCTCGGCCCCCTATCTGAATTTCGCCCGTGGTGATTTCGACACCACGAAGGAAATCATGATCATGGGAATCCTCTTCGACGTCATCAAGCGCAAGGGCGCTTACTACGAGGTCGACAACGGCGAGTACGACGACAAGGGAAAGCCTGTCCTTCGCTGGCACAGCAAGGAGAACACCCTCGCTGCCATCCGAGAGGATCTGGACCTCCAGGAATTCCTCTACGAGAAGGTCCTCGCCGCGTCTCAGCACGCCGACGAGCGTTCCATTTCCGAGGACGACCTTACGGCCGCCGAGAACGAGGGCACCAAGAAGGTCAGCCGGCGGCCCAAGCCGGAAGAGGCCGACGGGCTTCATACTTTGGCCGCCTGATGGTGGCCGTGCTTTCCGCGCTGCTGGCAATAGCAGCCGTTTACATCCTGGTCCTTGGCGTCCGGTATTCCCGGCGCCAGGACCGGTCCCACGAGAAGTTCGGTCTTCTCGCCACGCTTCTGGAGACCTCCTATGGACATGTTGAAGAAGAGCCAGAAGCAGGAACGGCGGGGAGCGGAACTCCTCGGCGGGACGGTGAACGCGGGTAGCGGCAACGGTTGGGTGCGGAAGAACGACGTACGCACTCCGGATTACTCGATCGAGTACAAGGTCACCAGTAAGGGATCGTACTCGCTCAAGGAAAAGGAACTGGTTACCGCAGAGAAGCAGGCCCTGATCGATGGCAGGGAAATGCTCTTCGGGACTCAGATGTCCGGTGGAAGAAACTGGATCACGATGTCCGAAGAGACTTTCCTGGCGCTTCATGCCTTGGCGCATCCGGAAATGGACGCCGAGGAGATACTGCCGTGGTAATGCACCTCCGGAAGAACGCCCCCGAGTGGGACGGCGGAGGGAATCCTGAAAAGGAAGCCTCCTGCCGGAAGTTCCGGCCGACGAGAGATCACGACGATTTCTTCGGAGACGGTACCGGCAGCGAGGCCCAGGCCAAGCACATATGTAACGGCACCTATACCGGGAGGGTCTGCCCTCTCCGGGAACAGTGCCTCGACTTCGCGCTCATCAACAACGAGCACTACGGAATCTGGGGCGGACTGGATGTCCTGGAACGGGCTTACATCAGGAAGTTCGTAGAAAAGAAAGACTGGAGTTTCGAGAGTGCCCCGAGCAAGGAAACCCTTGAAGCCGTCTGGCCGGATCGCCTCGCTGGCCGAGACGAAGAAGAGTAAGACCGTCCTGCTCGGAGACATCCACAAGCACCTCCTGGAGGAGCACGACAAGCCGACCGACCGCCGGCAGGACATCATCCACCCCTCCGAGATGGCCAAGAGCGACTGGTGCCCCCGTCAGACCTACTACAGGCTGGCGGGGGCTTCCCCCGAGAAGAGCCGGAACTTCTCGTACCAGTTGGAAACCATCTTCATGGAGGGCCACGGCATCCACTCGAAGTGGCAGCAGTGGCTCCAGCAGATGGGCCGGCTGTGGGGGAAGTGGAAGTGCCCCGTCTGTGACTACTGGGAGATGGGCACGGGCGGCCGGATCGCCTGCCAGTCCTGCCGCAACAGGACCGACCTCGCGGGCCTGCCCGTGTACCTGGAGTACGCCGAGGTCCCCGTCCACGCCGAGTCCGAGTTCCTGATCGCCGGCCACGAGGACGGCGCCATCGAGGACCTGAACGCACTGATCGAGATCAAGTCCGTCGGCCTCGGCACCGTCCGGTTCGACCAGCCCGAGCTGCTCCGGCAGTTCACGGTGAAGACCGCCGAGGACGGCAAGACCGTCGTCGACCTGGACGGGCTGTGGAAGTCGCTCCGCCGGCCCTTCGGCAGCCACATCCGCCAGACGCAGATCTACCTCCGGCTGTGCCAGGAGATGGGCCTTCCCTTCGACAAGGTGATCTTCCTCTACGAGTACAAGGCGACGCAGGCCACGAAGGAGTTCGTCGTCAAGTACAACCCGGAGATCGCTGAGCCGCTGTTCGAGACGGCCCTGGACATCAAGTACGCCCTGAAGAAGGGCAAGCCACCACCGCGACCGGACTTCTGCGGCCAGGACAAGAAGACCTGCAAGGACTGTCCGTTCTTCAACACCTGCTGGGAGACCACCACCGATGACACGAGCGGTAGCGAGGAAGGGTTGGGAAGCGGTGCAGACGCCCAGCCAGAAGGCGACCAGGAGACTGGAGCGCGAGGACCTGTACCTGCCTCCGAAGCCGCAGGGCGACGTGCCCGAACTGCCGGAAGATCCCACCGAACTAAGCGACGGCGCACTCATGAGCCTGTTCGCCAGGACGACGTCGTGGGTGGAGTACACGGGAGCCCGGCTGGCAGCGGCGGAGGTGGACGAAAAGTCCAGCGTCGACACACTCGAAGCACATAAGGCCCTATCCGCCGTCCGCAACTCCAACCAGAAGACAGTGACGGCCGCCAAGGCGATGGCGTACGAGGACCCGGAGTATGTGGCGGCCCAGGAGGCCAAGACGGCCGCCTACGCGTACCGGAAGATGCTCCAGGCCGTCTACGACTCGGCCGACCGCAAGAACACCCTGCTGTCCCGCGAACTGACCCGCCGCGTCGGCCGTGGTGACCGCGAAGGCCGCGCCGGCCGGATGAACGCATGAGGCGTGTGCAGAGGAAGGCGACCCGGATCGAGCAGCCCCGGCCGCCGTGGACGTGGCGCCCCCAGTTCCGTACGGGAGCGCCGCGCACCTGCCTCTCCAGCCACCGCGACCCGGTCTACCTCCGCTACGGCGGGCACGTCTACCAGGTCGGTCAGCAGGACTGGCTGCTGCGGCTCTACCAGCACGTAGGGGTCTCTGACTCGGCCGTCCTGTGGGAGGGCTACGTCCTGTACGACCTGGACGACGAGATGCCCCTGATCCGCTCGTCAATCGATTGGATCGAATACGTTGACAAGCGTCGCGAGGTAGTGTTTCGTATCCGTAAGAAGGAAGCGATAAGCGCCGGACGGGTCATCGAGACCCCCGACGGCCCCCGCTTCGGAATCCCACTCAGCACCTACACGGCCCACGAAGGGGACTAACACCACATGACTGCCACGGTCACCGAGACGCCCACCTACCCGAAGTTCCGCCCCATCCCGCGACTGCACCGCAAGGTGGTCCTCACCGAGAAGGTGAACGGCACCAACGGCCTGGTCGAGATCATCAAGGTCGCCGACACGAAGGCCGTCGAGAACCTGACCGACGACGAGAAGAACGGCATCGTGGCCTTCGACGTCAACGACGACCCGTTCATCGTCCGCGCCGGTAGCCGCAACCGCTGGATCACCCGTGAGGACGACAACTTCGGCTTCGCCCAGTGGGTGTCGGAGAACGCCGACGCCCTCACCGCGCTCGGCGAGGGCAAGCACTACGGCGAGTGGTTCGGCCAGGGCATCCAGTCCGGATACGGGCTCGACGAGAAGCGCTTCGCGCTCTTCAACACGTCCCGCTGGTACGACATCCGCGACACCGAGGTCAACGACAACTACCTGGCGACCTTCCCCAAGGCCGTCCCGGCCCCGCCGGAGGTCACCGTGGTCCCGGTCATCCTCGTCTCCAACGGCCAGGACCTGAACTACTCCGTCAATATTGCGCTTCATACCTTGGAGTCGGAAGGCTCCTTCATCGCTCCCGGCTTCAAGGACCCCGAGGGTGTCGTCGCCTACCACGACGCGTCCGGTACCTACTTCAAGGCCACGATCAAGAACGACGAGCAGCCCAAGAGCAAGGCCGCCGCCAAGTGACCATCGATCAGCGCTCTGACGTCTCCGCGACGCTCGACGTCGACAACCTCGCCGGGTCCGACGCGAAGATCTGCCAGGCCGCCCGTGTGTCCACCCTCGGCTCCGCTGCGACGGAGTCGGGGGAGGCCTCCGGTCTCATCAACTACCTCATGCGCCACCGGCACGGCAGCCCCTTCGAGCACGGCCAGTTGTCCTTCCTCGTCGAGGCACCGATCTTCGTCGCCCGCGAGTTCATGAGGCACCGTGTCGGCTGGAGTTACAACGAGACCAGCGGCAGATACAAGGAACTGGACCCCACCTTCTTCGTCCCCGACCGGTGGAGGCCGCTGGTCCAGGAGGGCAAGCCCGGCGAGTACCAGTTCGTCCAGGGCACCGACGAGCAGTACGGCATCACCCGCTGGGAGCACGAGCAGGTCTACCGCGTCGCCTGGTCCGCGTACCGGCGGATGCTGGGGGCCGGCGTCGCCCGCGAGGTCGCCCGCAACGTCCTGCCGGTCGGCACCTACACCTCCTTCTACGCCACGGCGAACCCTCGCTCCCTGATGCACTTCCTGTCCCTGCGGACACAGAACGACGCCGCCATGTTCCGGTCCTTCCCGCAGCAGGAGATCGAGCAGGTCGCCGTGGACATGGAGGTCGCGTTCGCCGAGCACTTCCCGCTCACCTACCAAGCATTCGTCAAGAACGGAAGGGTGGCTCCGTGAGCAGCAGCAGACGTACCGACTCGATAACCGGCATGCTCGTCGGCGTAGTACTCGCCGCGTTCGTGCTCGGTGCCATGTGGGTCAGGGCCGAGGCGCCCTGCTCCTGGTTCGGACTCGCGCCCGTCAAGGATGCGCCCGCGCGGTGCCTGATGCACCGATGAACAACGTCGTCCTCGTCTTCATCGTCACCGTCTACAGCGCGGTCGTCCTGTTCACCGCCTGGAGCCTGATACAGACCCGCTCCGAACTCGACCGCCGTATCGACGAACTCACCATGGAGCGCCGGCGCCTTCGGGAGACCGAGAAGCAGGCCACCGAACTGGTCGGCAAGGTCACCCCGCTGATCGAGAAGACGGACTGGATGACCGGTCGCTGGAACGGCCAGTTCGCCACCCTCGTCCGCCTGGAGAACCAGCGCAACGCCGCCGTGGACACCGCCCGCCAGGCGATATGGGAGATCCCCATCGTCCGCGACCACATCGCCAAGAGCCTGACCTTCGGAGAGGACATCACCGTCTCCGAGCCCACCGAGAACAACGGAGCGAGCAAGTGACCACCACCACCGACCTCACCATCGACGGCCACGACATCATCGAGTCCTGGCTCCCCCAGTTCGTCGGCCTCCACGGATACGCCGGCGCCGGCAAGGACAGCGTCGCCAAGATCCTCGGGGACTACGGGTACACCCGCGTCGCCTTCGCCGACAAACTCCGCGAGGCCCTGTACGTCCTCAACCCCGTCGTCCTCACCGACGCGGACGGCGACTACATCCGGATCCAGGACATCGTCGATGATCTCGGCTGGGAAGAGGCCAAGCGGAAGTACCCCGAGATCCGCCGCATGCTCCAGGTCATCGGCACCGAGGTCGGCCGCGAGATGATCGACCAGAACGTGTGGGTCGACGCCGCCTTCAAGGGCCTGGACAAGGACAAGAAGTACGTCTTCACCGACCTGCGGTTCGAGAACGAGCACCAGGCCATCGACTCCCGCCTCGGCCTGCTCATCAAGATCGAGCGGCCCGGCATCGGCGCCGTCAACGGCCACAAGTCGGAGAAGCCCCTGCCGGACAAGTGGTTCGACGCGCGCCTGGTCAACGACGGCACCCTCGAAGACCTTCATACCAAGGTCAGGGAGATCCTGGCCTTCGCGTGACCGTCCCCAAGGTCTGCAAGGACTGCGAACCGGGGAGCAAGCGCCCAGCGCCCAACCCCGGCCCCCGCTGCGCCACCCACTGGCGCGATGAGAAGAAGCGGCGCAGCAAGGCCGCCCACGAGAAGCGCGTCCAGACGACGTACGGACTCGGTGAAGGCGACTACGACCGCCTTTACGAGGCCCAGGGCGGCCGGTGTGCGATATGCCCCAGGGCCACCGGTGCGACCCGCCGGCTGTCCGTCGACCACGACCACAAGAACCTGCTCGTACGCGGCCTGCTATGCCGCCCCTGCAATGACATGCTCGGCCACGCCCGCGACGATCCCGAATTCTTCGAGCGGGCCAAGAACTACCTCGAAAAACCACCCGCTCAGGACCTCGGTACCTGGTACGCCAAGTAACAACTAATAGCGCAGCAGGCCCCGGGTGTAGACGACGCCCCGGGGCCTGTTGTCGTTAACACAAGATTCCTGCCGCTCCGTATTCTCGAAATGTGATGCAAATCGGAGCAACAGGAGACACCAATGGGAGTTCAGTTCGACAACGACGAAGGTGCCAGTAACGAGGTCATCCTCCGGGTCAAGTCTTCGTCGTCAGCAGCCAGCGTCGCCAGTGCCGTTTCCCACGCCGTCTACGACGGTAAGCGGGTCACCCTCCGAGCCATCGGAGCCGGCGCGGTAAACCAGGCCGTCAAGGCCATCGCCATCGCCAACAGTTTCGTGGCGCCCCGAGGAATTGTCCTCGACACCCGCCCCGGATTCACCACGGTGAACACCCCGGACGCCGGTGAAATCAGCGCCATCCTTCTGCGGATCCTCGTCCACTGAGCGGTTCTAAACCGTCGGCATTCCGTCTTTACACTGGGGAGGATCCCATGGAGGCGAAATGAACGGTGTATCGGAAGGGCGAAATGGTTCCTTTTCGACCGGTGCGATGGAGACAAAGTATCCGTCGATCGATTACGGATACCCCTCGGTCAACCACACCTACCCCACGGTCAGCCACCAGCCGCTAGCCCGATTCACGCCCACGTCGGTATTCGACGAAACCCAGGTACGCGGCTCCGCCAACGGCCTGGGAACGCAGGACTACGACCGCAAGCGGATCGGCGGGGGATACGCGCCATCGGCAAACGGTGCCTCGTCGCAGACCTACGACAAGCGGCTGTGGATCGACAAGAACCCCTACCGGACCCTCGGCGGCTAAGGAGCCTGAAGTGGCGAAGAAGAAGAGCGACAACACCGTGACGACGAACGACCCGTCGCTGCGGCCGACCATGGGCAACGATGCCTCCCGGCTCGGGAACGTGGCCAAGCCCATCAAGGGCAAGTCCGTGCCGAAGAAGAACCAGGCGAAGGGCGGATTCCTGGAGGCGGCCACCGCCACCCACCGCCCGAACATCCAGGAGCGCAACGGCGCCTCGCTGCGACCTACCGCTGTCCTCTACCAGGCGAATGCCGCCGAGGCCGGTCTCGTCCAGCGCAACACGGTCGTGGTCCCTTCCGCTGTCGGCAACCGGGACTTCTACCTCCGGCGCCAGTACCGGCAGGGCGCGTAAGGCCCGTAAGAGGACGTCATGTCTAACTGGCAATACCTGCCGCCCATGGGTATAGGGCAGCCGGGCGCCCCGGTTCGTGCGAATGGTGGAGCAGGCACAGATGCGCTCTCCTTCCGCGACTCCCTGGACGCCCGGCGTGCCGCCATGGGGGGCCGTGTCCCGTCCGCCGAGTACCCCGACGGCTACCTCGGCACCATCAACGACCGCCGCCAGGACCGGGTCATGCAGGGCGTGCAGAAGCGCCTGACTGACCGGTCCTATCAGCGCGGCGTCCACAAGGGCGACAAGATCGACCCCGGCGACTACGTGTGGCCCGATGTCGGGTCGGTCAACCCCCAGGCCGGGCTGGTCTACCAGGCCCGAGGCCTGAAGTGGACACAGAAGGGCGACGTCACCGAGCGCCTCGCCCACGGCGGCAAGGTCAACGCCCTGTCCCCGTCCGAGATGGCTGCCCTCCAGCAGAAGTACGGCGTCGCGGAGGTCATGGCCGACATCGACCCCGTGCGCTCCGAGCGGCTGAAGAAGCTGCTCCCTTCTGCTTCCCCTCACAACTCTCCGGACCAGTGGAGATAACGGTGCGCACCCAGGAGTTCCGGGGCCAGCTCGACGCGATCAAGAAGGCCTCGCCCAAGACACCCGCGCAGTCCATCAGGGACGCGCCCAAGACCCAGGGAGCAGGTTCCTGATGGCCGCAGGCAAGACACCCGCACAGAAGGCAGCGGACACTCGCGCCTACAACAAGACAGTCAAGGACGCCGCCGGCAAGCGGGAGTCCTTCGAGGCGGCCAACCCCGAGCGGTTCAAGACCATCCAGGACCAGCCCGGCGCCGGCCACAACGCCAAGCAGTCGTACCGGCTGATGGGCAACACGGACAAGGCGCCGAACCTGCACGGTCAGATGGAACTGTCGGGCCCGGAAGGTTCTGACGTCTGGCACGGCCAGCACACCATGAACCCCACCCGGGACATGATGCCGGTCAACAGGCGGTGGGAGGACCACACTCCGGCCGAGCAGACCCGTGTGCTGCGCTCGGCAGCCAAGTTCGGTGTGACGCCCGACTCCGCACACCGCGCGCTGGCGGCCCAGGTCGACCGTGCCTATGCCCACGAGGGCGGGCACCACGACTCGTTCTACAGCCCGGCCGATGACCACACCCGTGACGGCTCCCTGAGCCCGCGTGCACGTCTGAAGACGTCGGCGAAGGAGAACGGCGTCCCCTTCGGCGTGCAGGCTGCCGCGAACGCCATCACGTCCCCGCAGAACGTCTTCGTGCGGCCGGACAAGGTGACGGGCAAGGCGGTCTACCCCAACGACCAGGCCGCGAGCCACGCGATCCAGTGGGCCAAGTCCGGTAAGACCGGCACCCAGTACGAGCACCACCCGGACTACTACGTCCCGCGCGAGGACAAGGTCGAGAAGACGGTCACCGCGAGGAACGGCAAGCAGTTCACGCAGTTGGAGAAGAAGGAGGGCGACACCCGCGCCTACCCCGTCAACGGCTACCCGCGTAACCACTCGCTCGCCATCGACGTGACCCACAAGGTCATGGGTGGGGAGAAGTTGTCCGACGCGTGGAAGCCGACGGCCGGCGAGAAGGTCGGGGCCTACCACAACTCGTGGGTTGACCCCCACGGCTCCTCGCAGTTCTGGGTGTCTGACACGCACTCCGGCGGTGGCGCGTTCGCTCCGCACCTGGAGGACAAGAAGGGTCCAGGAAGTCAGCAGGCCTACATGGGAATCAAGGGCATCCACGCCTTCCATGACCACGTCGCCCGGAACGTCATGGGCGAGCGGGGCCTCAACAGCCTCACCAACATGCAGTCCGCGCAGTGGTCGGAGGAGAAGCGGCGGCGTGGCGACAACCACGACTCCTCGCTGAACACCTACGGCAAGGGCAACGGGCTTCATACCGAGCCCCACACGGGCCAGCAGAAGTTGTTCTAAGCCATGCAGCAGGCGGATTCCATTTACGACCGTTCGCGTCCGTGGGCCTCTCTTCCTGAGCGGATTCTCACGGACGCGCTCGGCGTCGCTGATATCCCGGGCGATGTGCTCGCACTTCAGAGTCCACCGCCCCCGGTCGTCCGTCCTTTGTTTCCTCCGAAGTACGGATATCGAGACACTGCCCTGGGTCTCCAGGACGTGCTCCAGGTGAATAGCCTCTTCGCTTCTCCGACTAACGGAGTGGGCAGCATCGGTGGCTATTCTGGAAGTTCTAGGCCAACCCTTGGGGGATTTTGATGGCCAAGCACAGAAAGCCGCACCGCGCTGACGACAAGCGGCGTCCAGGAATGTCTGACAACAGCAAGCGCACGGTGTCGGAAGGCGCTACCGGCTCCGCCAAGCCGCTGGCCATATTCAACGATCGCCGTGGCGCCAACGGAAACGGAAAGCGAGCGAAGTAAATGGCACACGCCCAGTCTCGGTCCATGAACGCCGAACTCAACGAAGGCGCGACGGACGGCAAGTACAAGAAGATCGTCGTCGACCGAGGCGGTATCGGAGTCACCGAGTCGGCGACCACCCGAGCCCGCATCGACCTGAGCGACGTCTGGTACGGCCGTCACGAGGACGAAGTCAAGATCCGCCCCGACGGCCAGCCCGTCCACACCCCCAATTTCGTCCAGACACCCCCATCGCAGGCAGGATTCTGAGCATGTCGATAACCGATACCCTCGCCAAGGTCGTAAAGGCCGAGGTCGGATACCACGAGGGCTATTCCGGCGGCCACTGGAACAACCACGAGAAGTACGCCGACCAGGTTCCCGGCCTGGAATGGGTCGACAACGTCGAGGGCGCCTGGTGCGCCGTGTTCGCGGCGTGGGCCTTCCAGACGGCGAAGTTGCCGAAGGGCTCCTACCCGGTCACCGCGTCGTGCGCGACCGGCGTCACCTGGTACAAGACCCGGAAGCGTTTTTCCACCTATCCCGCCATCGGCGCGCAAATCTTCTACGGTCCGGGCGGTGGAGAGCACACCGGCGTCGTCATCGGATTCGACGCGACTCACGTGTTCTCGGTGGAAGGCAACACGAACGCGAATGGCTCCCCCGAAGGCGACGGGACCTATTCGAAGACCCATCTGCGGAACGATCCGCACGTGTACGGCTACGGCTACCCGGTCTACGACGGCGGCATCGAGTCGGCCGACCCGGCGTGGAAGTCGCAGAACCCTTCGCTTCATACCTCGCCGGCGCAGCCGGCCAAGCCCAAGCCCACCCCGAAGCCGAATCCGGTCGTCGACCTGTCCAACGTGGTCGAGGCCCGCAAGAAGGACCTGCCGGCCGCGACGGGCCATGTGACCCACAAGGCGGACGTGTTGCTCGTCGAGCACGCACTGTCGGCCCTGGGCTACCTCGACGCGAAGTGGGTCGACGGCTCGTGGGGCAGCAAGACCGACACCGCGTACGACCTGTACCGGGCGAAGAAGGGCTACAAGGGCGACGCCGCGAAGGGTGCGCCGGGCCTGGAGTCCCTGACGAAGTTGGCCAAGGACAGCGGCCTGTTCACCGTCAAGGCGTGATCTGAATTACTGCATCCCCGTTACGGCTTCCAATGCCGTAGCGGGGATGTTACGTTCGTAGAGCACGAGCGTCCCCAAGCGAAGGCTTCTGCATGCGATACCACCTCGGCGTAACAGCCGCAGCCACACTCCTGGTTACGGCTTCCGCCGTCTCTGCCATCGCTGGCAGCGGCCCGGCCGCCACGGTCAAGGACACGGCCCTCCCCACGGTCAGCCGCACGACGCCGGACACCGCCAACCGGTCCGAGACGCGTCCAGCGCTCACCTACCAGCCACCGAAACCCCGTCCGCTTCATACCCAGGCCTCGAAGAAGGCCACCCCGTCCCAACAGCCCAAACACACGAAACGGCCGCGACCGACACCCCAGCCGGCGCGCACCACGGCCGCACCGACCAACCCCAAGGCCTACGCCCTCGCCCAGGTCGGCGCCACACAGTTCCGCTGCCTCGAACCGCTGTGGGAGAAGGAATCCAACTGGCGGGTCAACGCCACCAACCCAACCTCCGGCGCGTACGGAATTGCCCAAGCCCTCCCCGCTTCGAAATACGCCTCCGCCGGTTCCGATTGGGAAACCAATGCAATAACCCAGATACGATGGGGACTCGGATACATCAAGGCGGTATACGGGACTCCCTGCGCCGCCTGGGCACACTCCCAGGCCACTAACTGGTACTGATTCGAAGGGACACCATGGCCGAGCACATACGGCTCCTCCTCTGCAAGACCTGCGGCTCGATGGAGGAACTGCCGGACTACGAGGGCGACCCGAGACAGGACTTCCTCCTCGAAGCCCTCGTGCAGAAGCACCCCAACCACGTCGCCCACCCCATGCTCCGCGTGGAGAAGAAGCACTGGGACTCCCCGTCCACCCGCGACGCGATCATCGCGCAGATCCGCGACAAGACGGGCCACACCGGCTTCGACACCTCCTTCTACGAGGCGAAGAACACCTTCCAGGAAGACGCGTTCTCCTGCTGGAAGGCCCACAACCGCAACCCCGGCTGCTCCGACTACAAGACCGGTTCCAAGCGGCTCACGCCGGACACCGCAGCCGAGCGCAAGGCAGCCGGCCTCCCCAAGTACAACTCCGCGAGGGACCGCTTCCTCTGCGAGTTCTGCCCCGTCCACTCTCTCGTCGTGCAGGCCGCACGCGAGAAGGCCGGCCAGTACAAGTAACCCCACCCGACACATACCTGGAGCACACACATGAGCATCCCGATCCTCGGCCAGACCCCCGCCAAGCCCGCCGACGCGCTTCATACCGACGACCTCACGCCCGAGCAGCGTGAGGCCCTCGCCAAGATGGCGGACGAGCACCCGCCCGGCGAGGACGAGGTCGGCACCCCGGTCACCACGGCGTTCCTCGTCGCGGTCGGCCTCGATGGTGCAGTCGTCGCCACCGCCGACCTGACCCAGCAGTTCGTCCCCCGGCGCGGCGCCACCACCGACGACATCTACGGCGCGGTCGCGGTGGTGCAGAAGGACCTCACCGTCATGGAGACGGCCCAGCGCACCCAGCAGCAGATGATGATGGTCGGGCAGGCAATGCAGCGGCAGGCCCAGGAGGCCCAACTGCGTGCTTCTCTCAAACTCTGAGAGAAATAGCAACTACTAAAGCCCCCGATTCATATTCCAGAATCGGGGGCTTTCCCTTTTCCCGCTAGAATCGAAATCATGGCCGGATACGAGTTCTACCTCAATCGCACGGTAACCCAGGGAGCGCAGCCCGACATTCATTCGGGGGCCTCCGGGTATTTCAGCACGCCGCAGCGCACCCTGGACCCGCACATCTTCGACAGGCGACACATCAAGCCTGACGTGCGCGACCACATCCTCGGCATCCTGAACCAGTACCTCGACGCCCGCTACAAGGGCTCCCGTGCCTGGTCAGCGGCCTGGCTCGCTGGATCCGGCATCTCCTACCAGTGGGCCGGCGACCGAGGCAACGGCGACCTCGACGTGCTCTTCGGAATCGACTTCCCGAAGTTCTACGAGGACAACCCCACATTCCAGGGGATCTCCGAGACGGAATTCGCCGACCTGCTGAACTCAGACCTCCGGCAAACCGTCTGGCCGACCACCGCAAATACCAACTTCCACGGCCAGACGTACGAGGTCACCTACTACCTGAACCCCGGTACGAGCGCGCACAGCATCGCGGCAATTCATCCCTATGCGGCCTACAACCTCACCGCCGACCGCTGGGATATCACCCCGCCGAACCTCCCGGACGACCCGCGCAGCCTCTACCCGGCCGAGTGGAAGACCTCCGTGGACGCCGAGCAGAAGCACGCCGAGCTGCTCGTCAACCGCTACGGCCTGCTGCGCGGCCAGGCCGCCCAGAGCGTCGAGAACAGCCCGGCCTGGAAGAACGCCATCGACTCCCAGTCCGTCGTCGTCGAGCAGGCCAAGGCCCTCTTCGACGACATCCACCTCAGCCGGCGCCTGGCCTTCTCCAACAACGGCGAGGGCTACGGCGACTACTACAACTACCGCTGGCAGGCACACAAGGAGTCCGGGGTCGTCCAGGCCCTGAGCACCCTGGCCACAGCGGCCACCGAGGCCCGCAAGGCGCAAGAAACGGATCTGTACGGGGCTCCCCTTGATGACGCTGCCACGGCACTGGCCACGGCAGCCCTTTGGAACACCCCCTACAGGAGACCGTGATGGCCATACCCAAGCCAGCCGTGGCCGGCCCGCAGTTCGAGCAGACCGCGCTCCCCGTCCCCCTGGGCAGCAAGGTGTCCGCCCAGGGCCAGAAGCAGACCGCGCTCCGCGCGAAGTACCACCTGACCCGGGACACGCCGCTGCACCTCCAGGCCAAGCCCGGCGCGCTTCATATCGGGCATCCCACGCCTCACAGCGGCGGGATGTTCACCAAGGTCACCTCGCTCGGCGCCGCCCGCGACGAGACGCTCATCCATGACGAGGAGCGCACCAACTACCCCCAGTCCGAGGGGCAGACGGTCATGGGCCCGCCGCACAACCCGCAGCAGTTCGGGCACCTCGACGGGCACGGCAACGTCGTCGACACCAAGATCGACGACAAGTGGTACGAGAAGCACGGCCCGCAGATGAGCCACGGCAACGAGGCCTTCTGGGACAAGCACGCCAAGTTCCAGAGCATCAGCACCAGCGCCGTCCTGCACACCGGCCAGACCGCGTTCGAGACCGGCTCCCACTCGTACATCACCGGCCCGCTCGACCCCGACCACCCGCACGTCAAGGTCGTCGTCCAGGGCGGCACGCCGTACGTCGCCGACGCACATCACCGCCTCGCCGAAGCGCGCGGCCGGGGAGACACCCACGTCGGTGCGCACGTCCTGAACCTCGACCAGTTCGAGAAGAACACCCCTGCCCAGCCGAAGATCAAGCAGAACACCGGCCTGGACGCCATCCACGAGCACCTGATGCAAGCCCACGGGGTCAGCCCTCGCTTCCTGGCACACGACCAGAACCAGGACTACAGGCGCCACGAGCAGGAGCACAAGGACGGCCTGCACGACCACCGGCACGGGTGATCGGCGATGACCGCAACCGTCGCCATCGTCGTTGAAGGCGTGCTGTCCAGGGAGGTCGGCGAGGCCGTCATCCACCAGGGCCAGCGCCTGTACTGGGGCCTGATGGAGACCTACAACGTCGCCCTCATCACCGACAACACCGACACCGAGCCGGTCAAGCACTGGCTACGCGTCAACGGCTTCAACAAGCACCCGTACCTCATCCCCGCGCACATCCACGACCCCGAGGACCCGCGCGAGCGCCGGATGCGGCAGATCTCCCGGCTACGGCAGGCCGGCTGCGCGGTCGAGCTGCTCGTCGAGCCCGACCCGGAGATCGCCGCACACGTCATGTCCAACGGTGTCGGCGTCCTGAACTACCTGCACCCCAACTACTCCTCTCCGCGCTTCCGCCCCGACTACCAGGAGAGCGTCACCCCCTGGTCAGCCCTGGTGGACGAGGTCGAGAGGCAGCGAGCACTACGCGAAGAAGATCCGCGCCCACACATGGAGATCCTGTGATCAGCAACGGCTACGGCCTGTTCATCGGCATCGCCCGCACCCTCTCCGTCCTCACCGGAGCGGCCTTCGCGGGCCTGCTGCTCCGCGCGACCCTCCCCGCCTGGCGCCAGCTCGGCGCCGGCGAGCGGTGGCTCGCAGCAACTCTCTTCGTCTACAGCGCCAACGTGACGGCCTTCACGGCCGTGTTCCTGACCTCGACCACGTCGTCCCGGTCGCTGATCAACGTCGGCTTCCTGGCCAGTTTCCTGGCCGGTCACCGCTACCTCTACTTCGTCCGAAAGGACCCACGACCATGAGCGCCACGGTCTTCCACTCCATAGCAACCCAGTTCAAGGCCCGATACCTCAACCCCCTCCAGTTCCCCGGCTCCAACCGATCCGTCGAGGACCGCGTCAGCGACCTGGAGAACGCCCGCAACGGCCAGCAGCCGGCCAACCCCCGCATCAAGATCCGCACACGGGGACAGGGCCAGCAGGCCGCCCAGCCGACGGCCAGCCCGGCCGCCCGCGAAGAGATCAAGCGCGTCGGCGAGGACCATCAGTCCGATCTGGACAACTGGCACGCCCAGCACTCCGGTGCAGCCTCCGACCTGCTTCATACCTTCAACGCCCGGATGAACGGCATCCAGGCGCAGAGCAAGCCGTCCGGCGGGGCCTGGGACGACTTCCACGCCGCGTTCGGCTCGAAGCCGCACTCCGGCGACCCCTCCGCCCGTGAAGACGGCTGGACGGATCATGAAGGCCGCCCCGGATGGCAGTTCAAGCCGCTGGGCAACTACACCGACGGTCGGCCGCAGCATGAGCAGAAGGGCTTCTCCAGGCCCAAGCCAGGGAGCGCCCCTGCGCCGACCGCTTCGAAGCCGCAGGCCCCGGTCCAGGAGACGTTCGCCGTTCCGGGTGCGGCCACCAACCCGCAGCAGTTCGCCCGCGCAGCCACGCCGGCCCCCAAGCAGAGGACAAAGAACGCCCCGCCCGCTCCCGGCGCCCCTCGCGCCGCGCGTAAGTCTCCCGAGTTGGCACTCTTCTCGATCGCGGCCACGCGTAGGGCCAACACGCCGGGCTACGTGGCCGATCAGCCGACCACCCGCAAGTAACCCCAACCTGATTCGGAGTACCCAACCGTGCACCTCTTCCTCGGCGGATCCGAGATTCCCGGCTGGCGCAAGATGCTGGCCGAGGAAGGCGTCGAGACCGTCTCCCTCTCGTACATGGGCCTGCGCCGGCGCACCAAGTTCACCCGACCCTGGCTGATCGAGGACAACTACCTCGACAGCCAGAAGGTGTTCCTGGACTCCGGCGCCTACACGGTCAACAAGGCCGACGACGACAAGTACTCGATCGGTGAACTGAAGGACATCGCGGCCCATTACGAGGCCTTCGTCCAGCAGAACATCGATTCGCTTCATATGGTGTCCGAGTTCGACGCTGTCGTTCTCGGACGGGAATGGATAGAGGCCCGGCGCGAGGACTTCTACGAGGACCTGCCGGAAGACAAGTTCCTTCCGATATGGCATTCGGAATGGGGAGTCGACGAACTCGACAGGCTTGCCCAGAGGTATAAGCGAGTCGGTGTGACGCAAACGGATCTCGATGGCCGTAATCTCACGCCGGTACTCAACGAGATCACCCGGAAATACGGCACTCTGCTCCACGGCGTCGCAATGACTAAGCCGACGGAAATGGCTGCTGTTAACTGGGACAGCGTCGCGTCGACCTCCTGGCTTTCCCCTTCCCAGTACGGTGACACCATTGTGTGGACCGGCCGGGAATTGAAGCGCTATCCGAAGAAGTACAAGGACCAGGCGCGAAAGCGGCACCGCATGCTATTCACCGACGCGGGATTCGACGCCGACCGTATCGAGGCCGGGGAGAACGACGAGGTCCTGCGCTTCACCATCTGGTCGTGGCAGCAACTGGCCGGCTCGATCGACGAGCACCGGCCGCAGGAGGCCCAGGAAGTTACTACTTCCGGTTCGGGAGTACTTTCGAGTTTCTCTCAAATGGGTGGCACTCCAGTTGATACGGAGGACGGAAAAACGCTCAACTCCGGATCAACACCGGCCGTCCGGAGGGACCGCTCGCGTACCAACTTGCCGGTCATCGGCCTGGTGCAGGAGAAGGAGGTCTACACCGACCCCGAGGACGGTGTGAACAAGGAGCGGGACATCCCCCTCCTCACGGTCCGCAGTCAGTCCATGCGGGCCTGTGGCTCCTGCTTCCTGTCCTCGAAGTGCCCGGCCTTCGACCAGAATGCCAACTGCGCGTACGACATCCCGGTCGAAGTGAAGACCAAGCCGCAGATGCAGGCGCTCCAGAATTCGCTCATCGAGATGCAGTCGCAGCGGGTCTTCTTCATGAAGATGGTCGAGGATATGACCGGCGGCTACGCGGATCCGAACCTGTCCAACGAGATCGACCGTCTCCAGAAACTGGTGAAGGTCAGCACGGAACTCGCCCAGGATTCCTTCTCCGTGAAACTGGAGGCTAAGGGGAATGGTGGCGGGGCCGGTATGATCAGCCGTATCTTCGGACGCGATGCCGGCGAGCAGATGACGGCACTCGACAGGCCCGTTCCGGCGGACCGGATGATCGAGGCGTCCACCGGTTTCATTGATGCCGAAATCGTCGATGTACCAACTTACATCAACCAGGAAGGTTAGTTAGTACTTCTCATGAGCGTAGACGTGCAAGCGCCCTCTACCGCCGAAGCCGGCGAAGAGGCGGCCGAGGAGATCGAGTGCAAGCGGTGCTACGGCACTGGGGAGGACCGCGAGGGCGCAGACTGCGTCCCCTGCGAGGGCTTCGGCACGGTGCTGGTATGACCGGAATTCACCGGGCCAAGGTGGCCCTGATCGCAATCGGAATTCTCGCGGTTCCGGCGATCGGAATTGCCATGATTCCCGAACAGAGTTCTGCCGGGCTTCATACCGGGAATCCTCGGTCGGATTCTTCCAGAACCGAAGGGGATTCCAACCCGCAGCCCGTGGCCACGGTCACGCGATATGCCTCCGCACCCACGAGTACGCACAGCGCGACACCGCGCATTGTGGAGGTACCCGGGCCCACGGTCACGCATTACACACCTGGGCCCACGGTCACCGAATACGTTCGTGTCGCCCGGCCGGCCAAGACGAAGTACGTCAGGACCCCGGGGCCGACCGTCACGGTGACGGAAACACCAAGTCCTACCCCCTGATCCCTTCCTGATCAACCACCCAAGCCGTGAGCAGCATGTGACGCTGCTCACGGCTTACTGCTTTCCGATTACGGCTTGACGGTTATCGATTCATGAGTATTGTTTCTCCTGCCGACAACGAGACGCCCCCACACCAGGAGGAGCACATGGCCCGCACGACCCAGATGGAGATCAACGACCTGGCCGTACGGCTGATGGACGGCGGCCTCCCCGAGCGCAGCGCCCGCATCGAAGCCGAGCGCATCGCCGGAGTCATCCAGAGCAACGGCTACGACCTGGGCTACGCCGAGGCCAAGCGCAAGGTCCTGAACGCCCTCACCGGCAAGGAGGCCTGACCATGCGCGACAACCAGAAGAAGCGCGTCTACGACGCCGAATACCTCGTCCAGGACATCCTCGAAAGCCTCGCCAGCACCGACGTCCCGACCTTCGACTTCTACGGCTCCAGCCTGCTCATCCCGCTGGAGCGGAAGTTCGGAGACCTGGACAGCGTCCAGCGCTACATCGACGCCGTCCTGGCCCTGAACTGGGTCCACGACATCTGGCCCGAGCGCACCGTCCTGCCGGTCCGCGTTCGCCGGCGCAAGGGAGTCCGCTGGGCCGAGTACGAGCCCGCCACCCGAACGTTCGCCATCCCCGATGGCACCACGGGGAACGGCTGGGCACTGCGGGAACTGGTCATCCTCCACGAACTGGCCCACCACCTCACGCCCTACGACGAGCCCCACGGCGCTGCCTACGCCTCCACCTACCTGCACCTGGTGCGGGAGGTCATGGGTCCCGAGGTCGGCCTGCTACTCACCGATTCCTACACTCGCCACGGCGTCACCTTCGGCGCTCTCACCGCAGCCTGAAAGGCGCCCTCATGTCTCTTACTTTCAAGGCCACCGGGGACTCCGACCTCCTGGGGGTCGTCGACCAGTTCGGCCGCCTCGGGTCCATATGGCGTGTGACCGAGGATGCGGTGGTCGAGAACGGTACCGAGGACGACATCTCCGCCGAGGACGTCGGCTGGCACTTCGACATCGACGCCCCCCGTCTGACCACCCGCTCCGGCGGTCCCTATGACTCCATCCAGGACGTCGTCAAGGCCGTGCAGGAGACCTACGACGAGTTCGCCGCCGACCGCGCCCAGGAGCAGCGTTTCGACTACCGCCAGGGCAAGCGCGTGGTCAGCATCCCCAGTGGCGGACAGGCGCGAAAGTAGTTTCGCGAAAGCGATTGACAATGGGTTCGTGAACCCGTAGGTTCTACCTCATCAACCAGACGCCCCCACACCAGGAGGAGCACCCGTGAGCGACCGCATGCTCGACAAGCTGGCCAAGATCCTCAAGCAGGCCGAGAACGCCGGCAGCCCCGAGGAGGCCGACGCCTTCCTGGCCAAGGCGCAGCACCTGGCCAGCGTCACCGCGATCGACCTCGCCGTGGCCCGCCAGTACACCGCCAAGCGCGAGCTGCGCGAGCAGCCCACCCACAAGGCCATCACCATCGGTACGAAGCGCAAGCAGGGCAACACGCACTTCATCGAACTGTTCAACTACATCGCCCTGAACAACGACGTGAAGTTGAACATCGGCAACGACCACACGTACGTCATCGCCTTCGGGATGCCGTCGGACATCGAGGTCGTCGAGGTCCTGTACGCCTCCCTGATCTTCCAGATGGTCGAGTCGGCCAACGCCTGGATCAAGACCGGCGACTACAAGCTGGAGGTGGTCTGGCGCAAGGTCGCCAAGAAGGACCGCTGGGGCAACCGCTGGCAGGAAGAGAAGTACGCCCCCATCACCTCCCAGGCCGCCCGGAAGAACTTCTACAAGGGCTTCACCGAGCGCGTCTACTACCGGCTGGTCAAGGCCCGCGAGGAGGCCATGGAGTCGCTGAAGAAGAACGTCTACACCCTCCCCATGGACAGCGGCGACCCGGAAGTGCCCTACGAGGTCGAGGTGTCGGCCGCGCTCGTCCTCAAGGAGAAGACGGACGAAGTCAACGAGTACTTCGACCGCAAGAGCACCGCGAAGGGGACCTGGGGAGGCGCCAGCGCCGGTACCACCAGCACCCGCTCCCGCAGGGCCGGAGACGACGCCGGACGCTCTGCCCGGCTCAGTTCCACCAAGGCCATCGGCGGCCAGCGCACGAGCGTCGCCGCCTAACCCAGGAAGGACACCATGCGCACCATCGCCCGTGGCTCGAAGAAGATGCTGAAGATCAAGGCCGAGTTCACCGAGTGCCTCGGCTACGACCCCAGCTCCGGCGAGCTGGTCCCGGCCGACGCCGACACGGCCTGGAAGGAACTCGCGACCCACGACAGGGCCCGCCTCGTGGAGTCCAGCGACGCCACCCAGTACACCATCCGCATCCACTCCAACCGCTTCTACAAGATGACCCGCCCCGCTGCATGATCCTTGCGCACGCATCGCGTACAGGCCGCCCAACTCGACAGCCGAGTAGGGCGGCCTTTACGCTCCCCAACGAACGCCCCCAGACCAGGAGGAGCCCGCCATGCCCATGGACCGTGGAGACTACGAAACCCTGTCGGCTGCCATCGCCGAAGCCGATGACGAGGGCCCCCAGGCCCGCCGTGCCGTCGCCTTCAACATCGCCGACGCGCTCACCGGCACATCCAACCGATTCGACCCCATCAGGTGGCTGCGCGACTGCGAGGTCGGAACCATCGACCCCGCCGAGGTGCGCGCCTGGAGCAAGCGACTCGACCTGCGTGTCGAGGCCATCGCCAAGAAGCGCCGCGCCTACGAGGAGCGGTCCGGCGAGACGATCGAGCGCTACTAGTTTCGTGAAGTCGCTTGACATGCAATAGCGAGAAGCCGTAGTCTCCTGGTTGTCAGCAAGAAGCGCCCCAGACCAGGAGGCAGACGATGAACCTCACCACCGCCACGCCCGTCGAGATCGACACCGACCTCGCCGGCGCCTACGGCCGCATCGCCGACATCCAGGCCAAGTCGGCCCGACTCGGCCAGCGCATCCGCCTCATCGACGAGGTCGAGCCCGGCTCCTACGCGTCGAAACTCCCGGAGTACTCGCCGGCCGCCCGCGCCAAGCTGGTTGAGGAAATCGAGTGCAACAGGGACGCCATCGACGTGATCAACGCCGAAGACGTCTACCCCCGCGAGGCCGAGTACTACCGGCGCGGTCGCTGGACCCGCTACTACCTGGTCGACAACGCCGGTGGCCACGTCCACCCCGACCAGAGCTGCTCCACCTGCTTCCCCACCACCAAGTACGCGTGGCTGGTCGAGCAGTCCGGCATGAGCGCCGAGGACCTCGTCAAGATGGCGGGCGAGGACGCCTGCACCGTGTGCTTCGACTGGGCGCCGGTCAGCGTGCTCCAGCAGAAGAGCCGCCTGGAGGCCCCGGAGCGCAAGAAGGCCCGCCTGGAGCGTGAGGCGAAGAAGGCCGCCCGGGACGCGGCGAAGGCGGCGAAGGCCATCACCACCCCCGACGGTGGCGCACTGAAGGTCTTCACCGGCCACTACCCCGAGCGCCAGGTCGTGCGCCAGGGCGTCGTCGTCAAGGTGCACCCCGCCCACGACGCCTACGACACCATCCAGACGCTGCACGCGGCCCGTGGCTGGCTCGCGGACTACTACTACTACAACAAGGGCGGCGCGCACCCCTCCTACCGCCCGGAGTCCCTGGACGACGTGCTCAAGGCCGTCGCCCACAAGGAAGGCAAGGACGTCGAGACCGTCCGCACCGAGGCGAAGAAGCGCGCCAGCCGCCGCTAGCAGGAACTGGGAAGCGGTACGGGGGAACCAATAACCTGGAATCTCCCGTACCGGCCCAGGAGGCACCAGTGAACACCTTCAAGCAGGACCCCGAGCATGTCCGCGCCGTCGTCGAGCGTCGGCGCAGCGCAGCGGCCGAGAAGTTCGACTCGCGGCCACGCAGACTGCGCACCCGCAGGAATTCCAAGCACGCAGCCATACGAGACCAGGAGTGACCGTGAACCACGAACTGCCCGTCTTCGACCTGCCGACACTCCAGCAGGAGTGGACGGACTTCCTGATCAGCGAGTGCGGGTACGACAGTCCGCCAGCCGCCCTCGTGGCCGAGCTGGTCCGCCAGCACGTCGCGCTTTTCGACGAACAGGTGAAGGCGGCGAGCCTGAAGTGGAACGTCCTGGACGGCACGTTCGCCCTGGACGGCCCCGTACTGCCCGGCGTCGACCTCGCCGACCACCCACTGCCCTACGAGGCTGTGAATGCCGCCTGGACGGCCGTCTTCGACGCTGTCAGCGGGAAGCTGGACGAGATCGAGCAGCAGCTCAACTAGCGTCGCTAAAGCGACGTAAAGCGAATCCCCGATACCCCTTGACGAGGGTGTCGGGGATTCTGTAGTTTCAGGACTACCAGACGCCCCCACACCAGGAGGAGCCGGCCGTGAGCCCGTTTCGATCCCACGCCCTCGCCGACCGGCGGGCAGCCGCGCGCAAGCTGATCACGCGACGCAAGCGCGAGTTGTCGGCCCTGGAGAAGAGCTGGGCGAGCGAGAGGACGGCCCGCAGGCAGCGACTCCTGATGACCCGCATCCAGGCGACGCGGAACAGCATTGTCAGTTGGCAGGACTACATTTCCCAGGGATGCCCGCGCGTCGCCAACGCCACCACCCTCGTCTGATCAGGAGCACACCATGACGACCGACGACACGCCCCAGTGGACCCTCGCGTACGAAGCGGAGGGAACCGAGTTCGCGGCATGGACGCTGCGCTACGGGCTCGGCCTTAACGGCGTGGTGCGGGAGGTCACCGACCAGTACGGGCCTGAAGACACGCAGGCCGCGAGGAGCTGGGGCACCCAGGAGATCCAGAGCACCTACGGCATGCGAGTCGAGAGCTGGCAGCCGCACCGCCCCGGGCCGGGAACCTCGCCCGACTTCTGGACCGCTGTCCGTCCCTCGAACTGATCAGGAGCACGCCGTGACCTACCACCGGACCGCCTACGACGAGGCGCTGGACGCCATGCTAGAGGCGGGCATCTCCCGAGGCCGTGCCGACGAGCTGCTGCTCGCGGTGTGCGATCTGGCGGTGACCAATCACGAGGA